ACTGATTAGGGGCGTCAAATTCGCCCGCACAAAACTTCTTGAACGTCTCATCGTTGAACTGTCCTAGCTCGACCTGACGGCGCAAGCTCTCGTTAGAGGCGCGCAGTGCGCGATGAACCGTGCGAAGGATGCGATTACTGTTTCGCAACTTTGTGACTTCGTCTTGTAGAATATCGTTAGCTTCCACTAAGCTTTCAATCGTAAAATCATTTTCCATCACAGGCTCCTCTCCTGGCTTTTCTTTTGATGCGGAGCGTGCCGCTCGTTATCGAACGGCACATTCTCCAGATTTGTTACGAGATCACGGAATTACGGTGACGATCACCTGAACGTACACAAAGTTCGTCGGTTCGAGTTCCGCTTGCGTGTCAGTTCCGATGGTGTTATCGAAAACTGGGAACGCGACTTCCACAATGCCTTGACCAAGCGCCAGAGCCGTGACCGTGATGGTCGCGTCATTGGTGCTCGATGCCACTGCAGAGCACACGTTGGCGTTGTAGCCAGCGAAGTTGCTCGGACGGTACCATGTGGGCGAGCCCGCTGCAGGATTGTTGTACGAGAACGCGGTGAAGTTGCCCACCGGCGAGTACGCGTTGTTCTTCGCGTCCACTGCGGCGGCAGTCAACACTGCGGTCGTCTCATACGTGCTTGCCGCGCTGAGCGACAAGGTGATTGCATACTGGGCAACCGGGAAGCCGGGAGCAGTAGCGACGGAACCTGATCCGCCTTCGGTCGCGCCAATTCCCTGACCATTGATCGGGGAACCGATTCCACCTGGATGCCCGAGACTTCCGCCTGCGGGATTCGACAGGGCGCTAAGACCTGTTCCACCTGACAGTACGACGTAAGCTGCTACGCCGAGTCCGTCTGTGGGGACGTGCTGAGGATTAGGATTAGCCATTATGTTCTTCCTATCTAACACGCAGCACTTACCTGCGTGCGACTAAGGAACAAGGGGGCGGCGAGAACTGCCCGCCCCGTATGTCTTTAGCTGATCGCGGAAGCGGCGTCAATCTGCCGCATGCGGATCGTGGTGTCCGGACCCAAGCTGGTCGTGAAGTGAACACGATAGCTGGTCCATCCCGGGATCAACCCTTCGGGATCGGCAACGGTCGGCTCTGCGTTCTGCACGATGTTGCACTTGATGTTGCGCCAATCGCCGTCACCGAAAGTCGTGTCGTTCTGTGCGCCAAGGTTAATGGCGAAGATTCCGTCGCGACCAAAGATGTACGTGCGAAGTGCGGACAACCCAGTCACGCCCTTGTAGTTCGAGGTTTTCGTGACGAGGTTCGTCTGGAAGAAATGAACGCCGGTGGAGGGCAGTTCAATGACTTCGGTCAGATCAACGCTAACCAGCTCGTCCATCTTGGCCTGTCCCACGGGGGTGTGCTTCAAGATGTCGATAGGGCTGTCGTTGCTGTTGTCAGCCAACACGTCGCCAAGAGCGAAGGGGTGGATGACGCCGACGAAAGACTTGGAAGCTTCGTCGAACGGACGCACGGAGCGACCCGCCAGCGACTGAACGCTGTTACGGATTTGGCTCAGAGACAGTGCCGTGAACGAAGTGGTGCTGGTCGCAGCGAGCTGCGTCAGGACCGAGGCGTCAATGCTGGACGCGCCGTCTGCGGTCGCCCGCACCAGTGCGCTCAACGATTCGCCCAAGCGATAGGACATTTCCTTCGCGACGTTCTCAACGGTCTGGTCGATGGCGGTAGCCAGGGACAGCGAAGAGAAGTTCGCGTAGTCAGCGTACTCACCGATAGTTGCGGTGGTCGTCAGCACGCTCACAGACAACGAGGAACCGACGGTCCCTTCGGTGGTCTGGTTGGTGTTCGCTGCCAGGGGAACGTACATGAACATCTCGTACTGGTTACCTGACTTCATGGGCAGATCAAGACGCTCTGCGCATGCGACGAACGGGGTCTGCGCCTTCAAGTTCTCACGGAAACGTTTGTCGTAATACTTTACCGTGGATTGGGGCAGGTTGGAAAGTTGGTTACCGCTAGGAGAGAAACTCATTAGCTTTTACCTTTTCTTAGGCATTGCTGCGTTGTCGGCGTCTGTCTTCCGCCTCTTTCGAGAGACGGTTGACTACCTTCAAGAACTCAGGATTTCTCGCTGCCTTCTTGTACTGGTCGCCTGACATAGCTTCAATGTCAGCAAGAGTCAAGGAATTCGTCGCAGAGAGAGGAGATACTCCACTGGATGAAGACACTCGGTCGTTCAATCCTGACGGGACTTGACTATGTCGCTTTAATTGCACTGGTTCCGGCGCGCTAATCCGAGCGGACGGTACCACAGGTTCCTGCGTTTGCGGAACCACGGACTCCACGGGCACGACAGATACGGTCGGCGCGGGCACCTGTTGCACTACAGGTGCTTCATTCAGCAATCCGGCTGAACGAAGTTGCGAACTCGCTAAGTTGAAATTTTCGACAGTTGGCGCTAGCTGGTTCTTGAACATCCAGTCTGTCAGAGTTGTTGCATTCTCCTGGTCAGTCGATTGATCGCCCGTCAGGAAGGATTCGTTCTTTGCGAACACAAGGAAGTTGTCCTTCGCTCGCAGTTGCAAAATCTCCATCTGTTGCCGGTTGAGTTGCTCCCTCAATTGCGCGGGGGGAACTCCGACAGCGGACTCAAGCAAACGATCACGCGCGGAAGCGAACTTCTCGGGATCGTTCAAGTCTTGGGTCAGTTGGAACCGCTCATCGGCGGTCAGGGTCTTCTCTTTGAACTCAACCACGCCTGTGAATCGCTGGGCTTCTGACGGGATGTTCTCCGTGGAGTTGCCAAGTCGCGCTTCGCGGGAGACTTTCCGCAACTGGCGCAGGATGGAAGTGTTCTGCTCGACTAGCTTCTTGGTGAGTTCGTCGGGCGTGCGATACTTGATGACTTGCTTGCCACCCAGCGGGCGGTTGAGTTCGTCCATCGGCTGATACTCATAGATGAGTTCAGGCTGAACTGCCGGTACGACGGGTGCTGCTGCGGGCGGTGCCGTAGGCGCGGCGTCAGCCGTGCGGCGCGCGATGGGGCGCGAGGTCCTATCGGGCATCGACGGATCAACTTCTTCGGCTCCCGGCTGGGCTGTGACTGCGAGCGCCGCTTGGGGGCTATGCAGCAGAGCGTCGACCTCCGCGCAGAACGTGGGGTCTTCTAACTTCTTGCGGTATTCCGCACTCGGCATGTTATCGAGGTCCTGCAGTGTAATCGCCATGACTATCCTCCTTAGATTTGGCTTTCGTCGACCGGTGTAGAAAATTCATCAGGGTACTGCGGCGTCTCTGGGGTTCCAGGGTTACCGATACCTGATTGATTGTATGCGTCTATCGCGGTCAGTTCCGCAATGCGGTTCATGACACCTGAATAGAACATCGACGCGTACTTCACCATGCGATGAGACTCCATCACTTCTTTCTCATCGTTAGAGTTTAGAAGTTTGACGTTCATCAGGCGAAGTTCTTCCTCCATCAACCTCTGGAGGATATCGAACCACTCTTGCTTTAGAGCGGCGCACATGATTCCGAGCGACCGATCATCTAACTTGAACGTCGGCTTGAACACGTTCGTCCCATCTGTAGGTCTAATCACGGCTCCTCCTCCGAAAAATCTTTCCGCTGCTCCTCACGGACGCCAGCGGTGCGCGGTCAACCTTTAGCTGATTGACGAGCTATGCTTTTACAGCTAAGCAACCGTGGGCAGTTGCCCTTGAATACCCTGCGTGCTCGGAGTACCTTCAACCGTCTCACTCATGCCGCTGGCTTTCGCTGCTTCACGCGTGATGTCCCGTTTGATTCGATTGTCCGATGCTTGGTCTTCCAGTTGTTGTTTCTGCGCAAACTTCTGTTGGTCGCTCTGCTGCTTCATCTGCATCTGTGCTTGCATCTGAGCGGCTTTCGAGTTCGCGTTTCGTTTCGCCTTCATCTCAGGCGTCATCGCCTTGATGATGTCGTTCTTGTTCTTCCACTCTGAGGCTTCGAGCCACATGTTGATAATCGGCTTGAAGTCAATGTACTCTTCGTTGATATCAGCGAGAGACTGCTGAATCTGCGGGTTGTCGAGAATCTGCGTGAGCATGACCATCGACTGTGCCATCGTTCGCTTTGCAGCGAGGGACGATCCGGCGAGAACCTCATACTCGATTTGAGCGTTATGGAAGTCCTGAAGATTGAAGTCGGTCAGGAAATCTCCACCTTGCTCTTTGCCGAGGATGTGGTAGATCGAAGCGTCCGACATGATGTTGAACACAAGCATGTCGATGATCCCGAGGAACGGTTTGAACACCTGCTCGATAAAGTTATCGAGAGGACCATCCATTCGGGTTGCACTGGCTCCTGCCAGGATGTTTGCGCCACCTGCCGTGCGACCCATAGAGGATCGAGGACCTGCGGAACTGCCCTGCACGAGCGTCTGGTCTGCGCCCGAGGAAGATTCGGTCGCTTGCTCAGATTCCTTGAGAGCCGCCCAGATATCGGCGGGCATCTTCGGAGTCTCCAGCAGCGCGTATGACTTCGCAGTATCCGTGACTGACATGATCTTGCCGATGCCGGTGCGGATAGTCTGCGTTGGAGCGTTGTCTTCGCGGTTGCGGAGGTAGATCGGATTGACGCCGTAGCTCAAAATTTTGAGGATGGCGTTAATGGTGCCCTGATCGACGCGCTGGTTCTGTCCGACGATGAGTCCAAGACCCATGCCGTAGAACGCACGCGGGCGATTCCACCAGTTGGCGGATAGGAACGGAATCTTGCGAAATTCGTTCTTGCCAACGAAGATGACCATCTCTTGGTTCAGGACCATGATCTTTCGATCTTTATCCCAGTACTCAAGAACTTCCAGCTTCGTGCGATGCGGATCGGGGCTGGCTTTTATATTGTTTCTCTCGGAGTGATGAACCACGCCTTCGATGTAAGCGGCTTGCTCTGTCTCCAGAGTTTGCGCCTTCGGAGGGTTAGTCCAGATTTGATTCAACTGCTCAAGAGTCGGTATCCTCCAGCCTTTGATTGCTTCGCCGTCTTCACCGTCTGCGATAGCCTGCTCAATCGCTTTGCGAAGATCATTAAGTTGATACCAGTCCATGTACCGGACATCGACCACCCATCCCGCTTTGCGAATGTCAGACACACTTAACTGTGGGTCGACGAGGACTTTATCTACCGGTCGCCACTCGAAAAAAGGAAGCGGGATAGTTCGGATGTCCTGAGTGATATCGGGCGGTGCGTCAGTAGGCAGAATCGTGACCGCGCCAACGGTCGTCTCATCTCCGTGAGGTATGTTTAACGTCGTCGCCTTGCGCTTGTAAGAGACGATCTCTTTCCAGTCATATCCCCACTTGAAGATACTGGTTCCGAGGTGGGCCATTTGCTCAAGACCCCACTTAGTCTGGGTCTTGAATTGGCATTGATCCATGATGAACGAGAAAAGCGCGGTCTTAGCGTCGATCACCTTCTGGCTTGTACCTGGACGCGGACGCAGGAGCATCGGCGGGTCGTCGTAGAACAGACCCTTGTAGAGTTGCGGAACAACTGCGTTGCAGACTTTGGCGACCGTGAATCTCTGGACGTTCGGTTCGAGAACGTACGTGTTCTCATAGACCGTCATCGGACGAGGCGATTGATACAGCAAGTCCGCATCGCGCCATAAAAGAGTCCACTGCTTGTTTGCGATAAAAGCTTTCGCGAGAGCCGCGCTCTGAACTACGAGTGCGAGGTCGACGTCAATCGTCTTCGTTTCTCCTGCGGTCGTGAAACTCTGCTGTGTGATAATCTGATTCGGGTTACCGTCGGGGATTATGCCCACGCCATCGGTGATAGGTTCTGACATGTTATCCCCTTCCCAGTAATGCTAGTTACTTGCTGCTCTTGCCCATCGTTGGGCATTTGCCATCATAGCCCATGCAGCCGGTTGCTGGCACATAAGGGTTTCCTGCGCGCTTCGTACCGGCAGAGTTGAACCCTGCCTTGCCCGCGATCTTGCCGGGGCATCCCGTCGCTTCGATCCAATTACTACCTGCTCTTTTCAGAGACAGACCGCTCAATGCTGAGCCACTCATCGATCCAGCCATAACTTCTCCTTAACTAAACAGGTCACCCAGAGGGTCCTGTGAGGCTGCGTACGCTTCCTCTGCAGCTTGTTGCGCCAACTGGCTAGGAGCCATGTCGGGGAATTCTAACATCGCGTTCTGCACGTTGACATTGTGCTTCGAATACTTCCCGTCACAGTGCATCAGGTCCGCGAAGGTCTTCATCTTGTTGTCCAACGTGTAGCCAAAAGATGCCGAGGTAGTCTTACCCTCGATGTCGGCGTAGGCTCCGAACTGTTGGATCAGGATCGCCAGCGCGTCAACGATGTCGTCGTGCGTGCCTGCGGCTGTGCCAAACTTCGATAGCTCGTCGTACATGTCTTCCAGGCTGGGGCATGTGTTTATGAACCGCAGTCTGTCGTCTCCCAGCATACGGAGTACCGGACCTGCCTTGACCTTCTTCGAGTTCGCCTTACTGCCTTGCCCGAGCGGAACCATCTCAATCGGGACGCGGATTTTCAGCTTGTCCATCTCGCGGTAAACTTCGCGCTGGACGTACTTCTCAGCCTTGCCCGTGTCTTCGATACAGATGCGTTTCGGTCGCCACTGCAGCGCCGTCGCTGCGATCATCGCGGGCAGCTCGTATTCGTTGAACTTACCGCGTTTCATGTCAATGATGTAGAACCTGCCGCCGTAGATCAAAGCGGTGACGATGACTGTAAAGTCCGCCCAACTCTTCGTAGAGTAGGCTGTGTCGATACAGGTCACAATCATTCCCGTCCCAGGCAGCTCTGCTGCGTTCACGGTGCGTCGTATCAGAAGTTCCCGAGGGAACTTGATAACATGCATCTGGGTCGGATCGTTGAGGTACTTAATCGCGAACCACGGATCGGTCTTGCGGAGATAGCGAAGTTTTTCGTAGGTCAGAGAGTGCGGATTTCCCGGTTCGTTGAACCAGAGATCATAATCCCCCTCCAGCATTTCTTCTTCAATCTTCCCCTGGGCTTTCGCTGCTGCGTTGGCCCACCATGCGGCGCGGATGTAAACCTTCATCGGGAACTCTTCGCCTTCAGCGGCGTATTTATCCCGGTTCTTGATGTCCTGTCCGTACGTATCCTCGCTGTCGTACCACGTCCCGATCTTGTCGTAGAAACCGAAGGGGTGGAGAATAGCGCGGTCGATACTGACCTTCTTGTTGATGTTCTTCATCCGCTCGACGGTCTGGGAGTTTTCTTCCGTGACCACGTCATCCAGCTTCAGAATGCAGACGTGCCATCCAGCAAGGTTCTGCTCGATGGACGCAGCGAACACGGTCGTTTCTTTTTCGACCATGCTGACTGCGGGGGTCTGATACTCGTAACTTTTCCCGTCATCGGGCGGAATGCAGTGCTCAGGGAATATGACCTGGAACAAACTCATCGTGCCGTCGTTCATCCGACGGGGGCGAAGCGGCTTCTTGCCGAATAGGTTCGGAGTGCCGCCGTCTTCCAACGTGAAGTGCCCTTTAATTTCACCGACGAAGTCATTCGCCAGGGAGAGCACGCCGGTAAGCACGAGGATCGTGATCTCTGGATAATTGATGACCCATTGAACAACGTCCGCCATGTCGATAGAGGATTTGAACCCGCCGCGAGGCACGAGCAGAAGACGCTCTTTCTTGTCGATGTACTGTCCTGCGAATTCTTTGAACGTCAGGTATGTCGGATTTTTGCGGACAAAAAAGTCGTTGCAAATCTCCTCATGCGTGTTGTGGGTGTTCCCGTCCGACCAAACGTATTCTTGGGCAGTCGTGTCGCTGTACTTCTCTAGCAATTTGCAGAGGAAGTACAGATTGGTCTGTGCCATGAATCGGTAACGCGCAATCATCTTCGCGTCTTCAAGACCGTATGTCTTACAGACCTGGATCAACTTCTGGAGGTGCTCGTCATTCAACCGCTTGATACTTTGCGCTGCGAGTACGTCTATCTGCTCCCAAGTCAAATCTCGGTGTTGATAGTTTTTGTCGTCTTTGTGGTGCTCGCACAGGGCTTGCAGTTGATCTAACTTCACGACTCCTCCGAACTATTTTCGCCCAGCGGCAGACATCTTAGCCATCTTCGCGGAGCCGTATTTCTTGCGACCGATATAGGCAGCGAGAGCTGCAGGGTCGTGAACTTCCTTGTTGCCGTGGCTGTGACGCTTCATGCGAGCACTAAGGCTACTCTCCAGCTTCTTGAAACGGTCGCCACTTCCCAGTTTTGCTTCTGCCATAGGTAACCTCTTACATGCCTGTGGGCGGCATTGCGCCAGCGGCGGGCGGGGCTCCAGCACCAGCAGCGGGGGCAGCGGTAGCGGCTTCCGGCTCTGGTTGGGGCGGATTCGAGTTCATGTGATCCGCTGCTTCGGAGAACTTATCAAACATGTGCGTCTCGTCTTTGTGATCCGCAGCGTGATGTTTGTGAGTCACGACGTGCTTGCCATTGTGGGTGCGCGAATATTCGTGTTTCTGAATCGTCTTGGGGGCTTTCTTGCCGCCCGTGATCATATCGTAAGGTGTTGCCACTTTGCCTCCCTGGTCGTAAATCTTCATTTCAGTCGCGTCCTCGGCGGGGTTACTCTTCTCGTACTTCTCGTTCTGCTTCTGAGTCAATACTCGCTCGCCATGCTTCAGGATAGCAACTTCGTGCTTGCCATCGTTGACGTTGACCTTACCGCCCTTGTCATAAACTTTGACAGCGGAGGGCTTGTCAAGGTAGGAAGTGTCCAAACGCTTCTCCCCTTTTTTGGAGCCGTACGGCAGAGTGCTCGTAGGCTTAGAAGATGGAGTCGCAGCCTTCTCGGGCGCAGGTTGATCGAGAGCGCTCTCGGCTGTTTTGTTCATCTGGGCGCGGGCGTGTAGTTCGTCGCCCAAGCCCGTCGTTTCTTTATCCCCAGCCTTATATTTATCGGAGAGGTTCTTGACTAGGTCCGAGATTGGGTTTGACTTTTGCGGCATGATTTATCCTTTGAAAAACTTCGGCAGACTAGCCCAACGTTCGCGGGCATACTTCCTCATCCCTTTACCGGGATCGTATTCGGAGTAGAGTGCGCCGTACTTTCGCTCAGAGCCAAGAAAACTATCTGGCATCTCGCCAATAGCTCGAAGAAACATGAGCATCATGGTCGGACCACGGGAGTGACCCGCGATGCAGTGAGAGAATACCTTATCTCCCGCATCGTATCTTTCTTTCATGAACTGCAATCCCGCGTCAACTACCGAATCCGGAATCATCGCAGGGTCTTCAGAGTCTATGAGGTTCAGCGCCATGTGCTTTGCGTCAGACCGGTAGAAGTAGTAATTCTCATCTTTCGGCGCGCCGAGCGTAGTGTACCCGAGCACTGCGCGGTGACAATCAGGAGAGCCGTCTTTGCAAGCTGCGAGAACTGAATACCCTCGCCGTTCCGCAATAGGTGCTCCCTCTTTATCCCCCACGTACAACCTATCTATGATCTCTTCGACTATGGGCTTGTACTGTGCCATTTGACTCCTCCAGCAGTAAGCCCAACGCGGCGAACGCGTCAACGATGTGTTCGCGAAAGTGGTTCAAGTCTTTTTCTTTGCGTAGCATCTTTCTACGCCGCTTTGCCAACTTAGGAGAGTCCGCGATTGCGAAGACTGATCTTTCAAGGCAAGGCTGCTTGGGGAAGGCTGTGGTGCGAATCAAGGCAGTAGTCGCGTTCTTAATCTTGCGATTCCGCGAATCAGGTCCGCGAAGCGCGACTAAGATATCCCATAAATCGGCAGAGTAAGACTTGCCGTCCAGCATGTCTTGAATCTTATCTAATGCCTTGCGAAGTTCTCGCTTCATCAATCTGTCAAAACGATGCGCGACGGAGCGGACGGGGCAGGGACGGTCTGCGTAGCGACAGCGTTCGCCGGGGTAGCGACTTTCGGTCCCGCGCCTTCCGCTGTCTTCTGTGCCGCGAGTTTCGCCTCTGCGACCTTGGCTACTTGTGCCGCCATATCTGCGACGAAGGACTTGAGCACGATGTTGGCCCAATCGGTGGCGAACTTCACTGAGGTTGTATCGAGGATGACTTTGATCCCACCACTGTCCCAGGCATTAGCGAATGATCTCGTCTGGGCTTCGGTGACTGTGAAATTAAGTTTGGGGATCGCCATTGTGTCTCCTCACGTATTCGGCAGCACGAACCATCAAGTCGGGGTCTTCGTTCAGCATCCCCAAACCCGTATTACATTGCCTGCAAAGCAGACCGCGAAACCTTTTAGTCTTATGGTTATGATCAGTGGCGTCAATAGGACGACCGCAGCCTAATCCACAAAGCCCCTGTTGTTCTTTCCATAAGGCGTCATAAACTTCAGGGCTCACTCCGTACGCATGTTGTCGAGCGTACTCTTGTTTGTATTTCTTGTGAGTTTTATTCCAGCTATTCCGATATCCGTCGCGACAGATTCTACACCTGCGCAGAAAACCGTCTCGCTGAGATTGTATGATAAGATTGTCGGGGGTTAACTCATGCCCGTGATTACAGTGCGTTTTTGGCGCTCTTGCTTTCCTCACAATTTCTCCTTAGCATAGAAATTGGGGAGTGTGCTAAGCACTCCCCGCCAACAGGTAATTAGTCTGTCGGTAACTCTGGGGTTCCACCTAACTGTTTCATAAACCGCTTCATGTCTTCTACTGCGTTTGCCGCTGCCGCTTCTATCGGGGTAGGGGCTTGCTGTGAAACTAATGGGGAGGGCTCAATCGCCTTGTTGCGCTGGGCGGTGCCCGGTATCGGCAAAGTCTCTGTCAACAAATTCGTCGCCAGCGCTAGGTTGTTTACACAGTACACTCGCAGCGCCCACGGGCAGCTAGCGTCGCGAGCGAATTGTTTCCAAAAGGATATGATTACTTCTTCGTCTCTTCGTTTCCTGGGCATCTGCTCCTCCTCGATTTTGGATTTCGTTTGGAGCTAATGCCTCGTCACAATAGTCTGTGGCGTGGTATGGATCGAACAAAACATCATAGATGCCTTGCACAGTTCCCTACTTCTCTCCTCCGAAGTACGCGTGGGGCGCGGATGCTGGCGTTAGCCGTATCACGCGCCCCCATAGCAGAGCGTCCTCTGCGATTACAGTTTCTTCAATTCAGCCTTGGCGTCTGCTTCCACTTTGGAAACTTCTGCCTTGACATCCGCAGTGACGGCGACTTCAGCTTTCTTGCCTTCGGCGGAGAAAAAGGATTTTACTTTGCGCGAGACGGCGGGGGTGAAGACCCCAACGAGGTACGCGAGTGCTGCAGCGACGATAGTGTGCATGATTCCTCCTAGTTTAGCTAGCTGAGGGGAGTACAGATAGACCTGCGCTCTTACCTTGTCCCACGGGCGGGGTTGGAACCAGCCCAACGCCAGAAGTGCATACCAAAGCATTCCCCACAACGCCGGGAGTTGCATCACACACAAGCGCTGAGGCTCTCTGGATAGTTCCGTTGACCAACTTCAGTCCCGGCTTACCAGGAGGCACGGTGCCCAGAATGGTACCGCTGTCATACGGTGTGACGCCAGAAGGTCCGCCGCCTGGGTTGATACTGGTGTTCGAAAGTTCAGAAACTCCCGCCGTAGCGTCGATCTGATACTGAGCTACGATTCCTGCGGGCTGTTGACCCGAGATTCCGCCGCCATTTGCTTCGATAACTGCTGCCATGATATCTCCTATTTCTAATGTGTGTCGAACCAGTCGAGGGTCAATCCGTCGGCTGCGTACCCGCGTTTGGGACGTCGTGCTGGCGGTATCAGATTCGATCTATACCGTTCCATCACGCCCCACTTCCAGTCGCGATGCCTGTCATACTGATGGACAATAGAGAACGGTTCGGTCTGTCCTTTGGGGTAGAGAACTCCGCTTCTGAAGTCAGGCTGTTGGTCAGTCCACACCCACTCTAGCTGGTTGCCGAATCCATATCCGACCACCGCAAACCCCTGAGCCATTCTGGGGACAAGAGTGATGTCGCGAAATTCGGGCTCCCTCAACACGAAGTTGAGTGCGGCTTGCTCTACAATTACGTTTTTACCTTTTGCGATATGGTAGATTCTATCGAACACATCTCGCATTGCTTCTGCGGTTCCTGCGAAGGTGCCGCCGTTCAATACTTCGAACTCGCGAACGCGAGCGTACGTCTCTGGATCAAATACTGCCTTGACCCAATTGTCGTTGCACGCTTCGTCTTTAATGCGGATGCACTCTGACGCAACTACGATCTTATACGATCCGATGTTTTTCTCCATCCAGACGGATGGGTCAGTCTGAAATACAAGGTCGCGTATGTCCATCCAGAAAACAAATCGAAACTCTTGCCAGCGGTCGCGCAAAAATTCATACGCCAACTTATCTCGGTACTCGAAGAAGTTGTGGCAAAATTCGACAGACATATTTGCGGGAGGAACGTCGACTAACTCAAACCCGTACTCGATAAGCTTAGCGCGAACATCCGCCGCGAGATTCCATACCATCAAAATCTTCCGTCCTCGGAACCCGCACCGTGAGATGCTAACCATGTAAGCTTCTAACCACTCAAAGGAGTAGTTGGAGAACACACCGAGTAGGAGATCGTTCGTCGCGTCCATCTAGCACTCCTGTGTACGCCAGCGGGCGGCGAGGTCCTTTACGAATTCTTGACTGTACTCTGCAAGACACTCTTTCCACTCTCGCGCTTCAAATCCCGGTATGTATGTGTTTATCAGCCGCTCGCTCGTGGGACGGGGCGCAAAATATGAATCCTTAAATGCCGATGAGAGCACAGGTTTCACTTGCACCTTGTCTTGCAAGCCTAGCAGCCGAATAAATTCGCATGCGACTTCATACCGCGACGCCGAACCTTTACAGGTGATGTGAAATGTTCCTGGCAGTTTGTGCAGGAGAATTTTTTCAATGCCTTTGCTCAGGTCTGCGATGTAGCTAAGTGAACTGAACTTGTCTGTAACTGCTCTGACCTCTCGACTTCCGGAAGCGATCTGGCGGTAAAGCTTGCCCAGAAACTTCGTATCATGAATTGGTCCGCCACCGAAGCACCACTCCGACCGAACTATGTAGTGACGTTCGATTGTGCGGGCGATCTCTTCGCCCATCAGCTTCGTCTTTCCGTAAACCGAGACGGGGTTCGTCTTGTCTTGCGTGTCGTACGCATATTTCTCGCCGTCGAACACGCATGCAGAACTGATGAACATATACTCAGTTTTTAGCGTTGATGCTACAAGCGCAGCATTAGCGGAGACAATGGCGTTGACTCGAACTGCGGATGCAGGGTCGAGTTCGCATTTCTCCATGTCGCACACTGCGATGAAGTTCACAATGACGTCAGGCGTCAAATTCTTTACGCTAGAGAGAAGCGCTGTGTAATCCGTCGCGTCTAGCTCGCTATGAGTAGGTCTGTAAATGGTATGGTACTGTCGAGCGTAAGAGCAAAAGGCTTGCCCCAACATCCCGTGCCCGCCGAGAACGTATATTACCATTTAATCCTCCGCGCCTTGTGAGCGTCGTCCGCCCATCGGTTCGGAGTACGCTTTGACTAGCACCTCGCCTAGCTGGACGATGTTCTTTCGCGTCCACTGGTTCTTCTCAATGATGTTGTGGTAGTAAATCTGATCGTGTATGGCGGTACCCTTCAACCACGTCGGGGTGGCGTACTGTCTGCGGAGCCACGCCTCTTGCGTGGAGTAGCTAAAATCACATGCACCCTTCGTGAGCAACATGCCGCATCGAACGACTTGCACGTCGGGGTCGCTAAACGGGGCGACCATCTTAGCGAGATATCCAGGGAGCATCTCATCATCATCATCAAAGTTGCAGACGAGATCGCCGGTGGCTAACTTAACGCCTTCGTTGCGCGAGTAGCATCCGTTCGCTTCGGCTGTTGGATTATAAACAGAAATGCGGGGATCGACGGGCATCGGAGGAAGAGGTGGACCGTTCTTCTCATTATTGATAACGAGTAACTCCCAATTCTCGTAACTCTGTGCTCGGACCCATCCGATTGTGCGAAGTAAACAGTGCTGTCGTTTGAAAGTAGTCAGCACTATTGAAACTTTAGGGTTGTAGCCCTTTATGATATTCGGGCTGTCATCACTGATGCGCTGCGTCCAGCTATATTTGCAATAGGGGTACAGTTCAGGCATCGTCTGCTTCTCATCTGTGAAGGTGAGAATCTCGTACGGCACTGTGGTCAACTCGCTGAGCTGTGTGGTGATCGCTGCGATGTGCGCAGGATTGTGCGCGTTGACGATACAGTATGAAAACCCAAAAGGGTTGCTCTTATCTGGGTTGGTCGCCCACCAGTCCGCGCGATTCGCAGGAACGCTAGGCTGTGTGTCGTACCAATCAATTGTCAATCCGTCGGCTGCGTACTTCGCTCTGCGCATAGAGAACCCTCATGACATCCGGAGTGCAGGAGTGGAATGAGGAGATGCCGGTAGGGTTGATGCTAGCGGGCACTTTATAGCCCGTCCCCCACTGGTTCCGCATCGTCCGAAGAGTCGTCATCGGGATGCGGTAGTCTTTTGCGATCTGTCCCATCCACAAATCATCAGCGTAAGTCGTTACGCGCTCAGATATCACCAGCTCCATCATACGGCGCGACAAGAATACGCATCCGCCCGGGTGGAAGTTGTTATCGCTCGCACCTACGTAGTCCTTGCCTGTCCATTCGGACGAGTCGTTGACAAGGAGCCTTTCGGGATAGATGAAAGTATCATCATCGCAACGCAGGATACAATCGTATCCGTGGTCGAGCGCCCAGCGACATATCTCTTTCATCTTGTATGGATTCGACGTGTACCCGTCGCCACAGTCAAGAAAAATCTCATCGCTAAGAGGATCGCGGAGGGTGACCTTACTGGGGACGCGCTGGTTTTGCTTGGCGTCGCGAAGTTTGGTGCCGTAGAAGAATTTGTAGTCAAATCCCTCGGGCAGCTCTGTGAGCCATGTCGCCCGAATCGTGTTGACTCGCGCCTGCTGATCCAGGGATCGAAGACCCTGCTGGGAGCACCAGTCGATGGTGAGGTCGTCTATGAAGTAGTCCAGCTTGTGGCACGTCATTATACAAACTAAGAGTTTCATAGGTCCTCCAGGAAAAGGTAAAACCCCGCTCAACGCATGGCTGCGGAGCGGGGCTTTGTCGAACTCGGGCGTGTCGCCGTGCGTGAGCACGTCGAGGAGGAGGTCACGCCCGTCTCTTGTATGAAGTTTGACCGCTTTGAACTGAGACTTGCTCGGTAAGTGGGATCGCTGTGCGTCCCGGTTCGATGCTCGGTATGGCGCGGTCGAGCCAAAAGATCGCTTGTTCCTACTATGTCCTCTACTATATGCACCGCTTTTCCTTCTTTTCGCCCCTCAGTGTCTGTAAAGTGTTGAAAAGAAGTCAAATATATCGCTCAGCCTAATTCCCTTTTTCGTGGTAGGAGATGTCGAGGTCCCCTCCCTTGAGCCTCGTGCCAGCCATTTGAGCCCCGTGTAAGCTGTCAAGTATAGCCGTACCCCCAACGTACGAGATGCGCTTAGATCGCCCGCGCTCCATCGAAAGACCGGCTTCGCGAAGAACCTTCTCCCAGTGCTCGGGAGAATCCTCTACCCGTTTCTGCTTACGCGCCATATTGCCTCTTCAGTTCATAGTAGGCAGCGTCGAGTTTCCCGTGCGCGGACCCGTACACCCTGTCCACTTCAAGCGCGGACTTCTCTTTCTCTTCGTGGGTGAGGTAGACCGTGTTGTCCACCATCTTGTGGAAATGTTTGTCGATGCCGTAGATGTCAGCGTACCGTACGATCTGATTCGCGCGGCGTTCCCGTTCCGTCTCAGGTGTCATTGTCTTCTCCTTACATCCACACATTGAACCAGCGGAGCAAACGCAGCTCTACGGCTCTCACCACTCTGTATAATTTTTTCATTTGCTCCTCCTACCTTTAGATTCTCACTTCGGTCGCCCGATGTCAAGTTTTCATTCAGAAAAACTTAACTGCTTTTTCTTATTGACAGTGCGGCGCGCGGCGCGATATTCTGGAAGTAGGGAGATGCACACATTCTCTCGTCTGTAGTACCCAAGCCCAAATTGAGGCAGAAAGCAGGAGTCACATGAGTCTCATCGTAAAGGATCGCGTATTCGAGCAGATGTCCGAAGGTCTGCACAACGTCACGATTACCAAGGTCGAAGACCTCGGATTGCAGGAGACGAAGTTCGGCACGAAAGATCAAGCCCGAATCTTCTTCACCGCGCAAGACCAGAAAGACAAGGAAGGCAAGGCAGTTGACGTCCCGATGACGGTCACTACCACCTCTCTTCACCCCAAGAGCAAGTTGGCGAAGCTGCTCAACTCGCTCGGCATCCAGGCGAGTGAGACGTTTGACCTCAACTCTCTGGTCGGCGTGAAGTGCCAAGTCGTGATCGAAGAGAACACGAACAAGGAAACTGGCAAGTCGTACGCCAGCATCGCGACGGTTCTCAAGAACCGCAAGCCCGCGCAAGAAGTTTAATCTACAAAATACACGGGGGGATGCTTCGGCATCCCTCGCGGTGTTTCTGGTCGGAGGTGTCGTGAACGATCCTAAGATTGTAGCAAAATTACGCGCTGCTGTAGCGGATGCCCTGAATAGGGGGTTTGCTGTTTTGACCTGCTTGCCCGGGGATAAGGGTCCATACCCAAAATACTCTCCTCATGCTATCAACTCAGCAATTCGAAAACCCGAGTCTGTAGTCTTTGCTGCGTGGGACAATGGCGAAGCTGCTAACTATGGCGTCGGATGCGGTCCCAGCAACATTACAGTTGTCGACGTTGATCACGGAGTTAATAGCCTGGAAGAACTGCGCTCGTGGATGAAGGAGCATAATCTCCCTCAAACGTTCACTGTACAGTCGGGCAGAACGACCGAAGCGGGATTCCACCTATACTACTCAGGGGCTGTGACCACAACAGGTTTCAAAGTGGGGAGTGTCACTGGTGAACTCAAAGGTATCGGCGGTTACGTCGTCGGTCCCGGTTCTATCCACCCTAGCGGTGAAGAATATCGGATTGTCATTGAGACTGAAATTGTTCCGTTGCCAGAAGGATTCATAACTCTCTCTAAAGAAAAAAGCAAGGCACCCTTAGATGTAAATCAGACAAAAGCAGATCACGGCGGGCTGATCCCTGCGGGCAACCGTTGGATGCACCTCGAAAGTGTTGCGGGAAAACTTCGCAACGCATTTTTGTCAGAGGAGGGAATCTATAACGCTCTGAAAGATTTTGCAGCGGAAAATTGCGAAGATGGCGAGAACTACCCCGACGATAAGATAAAAGAAATCGCACACGCTGCTATCAGCAAATTCGACGCCCAAGCGCCGACAGCGGCTGTCTTCTTCAGCGATACCCAAAAGGTCGATACCGCAATTCAAGAAATCCCATGTGTTGCCCTTGAGGGAGATTGGATCGCAGAATTGGCGCACCTCGTCACGGATGGGACGTTCATCCCGCTCAGTTTTGCACGAGCCCAAATCAAAACTATCCTTGCCGCGTCACTTGACGGTATGGTAGGTTTTCCGTCTCACCCCGATTTGCACATGAAACACTGGACATTTCTAGTGTCGCAACACCCCGAAGCGGGAAAGGGGATGTCGTGGACCCGCACGGCTGAATTTGCCCTGGCGACATACATTGCCAAAGTTGGAATGATGCGCCCAAAATCGGGGATGTTCTCCTCTGGAGAGCACATGGTGAGATATCTGAGCGAGGACGAATTCACAAACAAACGCTGCCTCGTGAACTTCGATGAGATGAAGTTTCTATTTGATAAAGGCTCCGCTGCCGGGTCTACTCTCATGTCTAATTTGATCTCCATTTTCGACCGGGGGGATGCTAGCGCGGGAAGTCTGACGCATAAAGGCGGAGCCTTCGACAATCTATCTCTGTCTATGACGGGCGGATTCACTCGCTCGTCCTTCGAGAGTGCTCTCGCGGGCAAAGGGCAAGGCGGCGACGGATTCATGTCCCGTGTTGTCCTCGCGTATACGGGATTAACCAAAAAAACGGGGGAGTGGCCCGATTTAGACCTGGAAAAAATCGAAGCTGTGACTGCAAAAATGATGGCTCGTTGGCAAAGTATCTCCAATCTATTCGCGGACCAAAAGAACACGCGGGTCATTCCTGTTCGAGAAGAAGCTGCGAAAAAGTTGCAAGGCGACTTTCAAGCCTATCTTTCAGGACAAACCAAAAAGCTATACGAAGACAATCCAGATGTCGACTACCTGTCCCGTTTAGAGTCTTATTTCAAACGAGACATATTACTCCGGTCGCTGTTCTCAGGGTCCGAGACTACTCCCGCTGTTATCACTGCGGACAATGTAGAGCGTGCCATTGCATGGGCGACTTATGAACTATACCTACGTCAAGAACTGTGGCCCGTTGACAAAGGGAACCTTATCGAACGAATGGAGCAGTCGATGCGACGGGCTCTGAAGAAAAACGAAACACTCACAAAGTCAGCGCTTCAGAGTTCATGCAACGTGTTCCGTGCGGGCAGCGGTGGTATGGATACTTTCAATAGGGCTTGGGGGGCTCTACTGAAGGGTAACGCCATCCGAGTTGTTGGTAAGACGCACAAAGGGACCGAGGTTTTCTCGCTCGAAGAGGGTATTCAATGAATCACTGTCAGGGGTGACAGTGAACTGTTCCTAAGTTAACTACTTTAGAATCAACAGAAATGCCAAGAAAAAGCAGAATCACTGTCTACTGTCTCCTGATAGACCCCTATAGGGGGATGGTATGTGTGGTGGGGGGTGTAAGAGAAGACAGTAGACAGTGATTGACTCCCCCCACGGTAAAGTCTTTTAGAATCAATGAACTTGCCGCGACGGGATCACTGTCACGTTTGACAGTGATTGAAAGGAAGAAAAGCATGGGACATCTATCAACATACTTCATTGAAGACAAAAAGTCTCGCGCTGTAAAGATTGGAAAGTCTTTCAATGTCTTCGCGCGTCTTCGACAACTCCAGACAGGGTGTGCCAACCCTTTGTCTATCGCCATGATCTTGCCGATAGGCATAGAGTTCATGGGCGACTGCAAATCAGGAGAATGGGACGAAGCTGCTATGCACCGGAGATTTCGTAAAGCACGTCTCGCGGGAGAATGGTTCAGAATGACTCCAGAGATCAAAACCTTTTTAGAAGAGATGAGGAGGTTGGGCGCATGACTCTACAAGAACGGTACGATACTTTGATAGCTACCATGCAAAAGCCCGTCGATTTTACAAAGCTGGAATGCTTTCAGACCGCGATGGGTTTGCTGTCTGTGTGGCTTCAGTTGGAAAAAACCCCAGACCTCGACCCCCGACTACACCCAGCTCTTTTGAAGTCAGCACGGTTGATGTTTAAGGGAGAGGTTGACAAAGCGTATTTTGCTCTGTATGGCAAACAATGTGGACAAGCTTGCAGCGCGGGGCTTCCTAGTCTTGGGAGACGACGATGAGACGACTTTGGCTAGACTTTGAAACGCGCTCGATGACCAGCATCAAGCTATGCGGACTGGATCGCTACGCCAAGGACCCGACGACCAGCGTTCTGATGCTCGCGTGGGCATTCGACGAAGACTATCCCAAGCTCTGGCTCCCGTGCCTGGGCGAGCCGATGCCCCAGGAACTCCTCGCCGGTTTGACAGACCCGACCGTGATCAAGTGCGCCTGGAACTTCAACTTCGAGAAGGACATTCTACATTATAAACTCGGCATCGCGATCCCTCTCGTCGAATGGTATGACCCGAACGTCCTGTGCGCGTACATGTCCCTTCCTATCGGCTTGGACCGAGCGGGCAACGCGCTCAATATCGACGAGAAGAAAATCCACACGACGGGCGATAAGCGCGGCGTCAAGCTGTTCTCCCAGCCGAGCAAACAGTTCAAGCGCATTCTGAAGAAAGACCCGACCGCACCGGCTCTCTACTTCAAGGACTGGAACTCGCATCCGGAGGAATGGAAACAGTTCTGTGAGTATTGCATCATGGACGTCATCGCGGAGCGTGGCGTGTGGCACGCGGCGGTTGCGTTCAACTCTCCCATCACTCCCGGGGAGAAGCAGGCGTGGCTGCTTGACCAGCGCATGAACAGCACGGGCGTCTGGATCGACAAAGCGTACGTAGCGAATGCGAAGGCGCTCGCGCTCGGCGCAGTTGACCAGTTCATCAGTGAGATGAAGATAGAAACTGGGTTGGAGAATCCTAACTCTCGTGACCAGTTGCTCGAATGGTTGCAACAGAGAGGCTATCCGTTCGACAGTCTTGATGCTGAGCACGTCGAAGAAGGGCTGAAGCTCCCCTATCTGAAACCTCTGCCGCGAAAGATTCTTGAACTCAAACAGAAGATCGGCGGCTCCGCGTATACGAAGCTGCAGAAGATAGAAGACCTCGTAGGCGCGGACGGACGTCTGCACGACCAGTTCATCTATCACGGCGCGCACACGGGGCGCTGGGCGGGGCGCGGTGTGCAGTTGCAGAACTTGTACAAGCCGAACCGGGAAGTTTCCAAATGCACCGATGCTCTGACGGCGGCTATCCGGAGTGGAACGCTCGATATCCCGACCGTTATTGCAGCGTATGACGCGGTGATGGATGAGTGGAACGCGGCGCACCCGACAGAGAAGCCACAGCCGCATCTCCAAGTGGATATCTTCACGGTGATGGAGGTCGTAGCGTCGACGATTCGCGGCGCGTTCGCCGCAGCACCAGGAAACAAGTTGGTCGCGGGCGATCTTGCGCAGATCGAGTCCCGCGTTCTCGCGGCGATTGCACAGTGCCCGGGAATGATGTCAGCTTACGCAGAAGGGCGCGATCTCTACAAAGAAGTCATGGCAGCACAGCTCGGCATTCCGCTGAGCGAGGTCACGAAGTCACACAGAGATCGAGGCAAGGTCATCATCCTCGGTTGCGGATACGGGATGGGCTGGGAGAAGTTCATTGACTACGCCGCGACATACGGCATCGTCTTGAACGAGAAGGAAGCGAAGGAAGCAGTCTATGGATTCCGCGAGACGTACCCTGAGATATGCGATCTCTGGGCTGCGCTGAATGCGGCGACACTGACTGCGTTGAAGGCTGGTATTTGTGTTTATGTGAACGGTCTTGTGGTGGATGGGCGCGATGAGAACTGCCTGAAGATCAAGCTGCCCAGCGGAAGATACATCCACTACCATCAGCCGCGCCTCGTTTGCGAACCTCCACCGTGGGGCGGTCCTCCTAGAGAGGGCATCCACTTCATCATGTATGGTTCGAAGGGCGCGAAGGACAACCGACTTTACGGCGGACTTCTAACAGAAAACGTCGTACAGGCTATCGCCAGGGACCTTCTGCTTAGCGGCATGCTCGAAGCCGAGAAGCTGGGGTTCACGATCATCATGACGATCCATGATGAAATAGTAGGTGAGGTGCCGATTGATTCTCCTCTCGGAGAGAAGGACCTGCTGGCGGCGATGTGTATCATACCGGAGTGGGCTGAGGGAATGGGCTTCGTGCTCAAGGCTGAAGGATGGGAAGGTCCGTACTACAAGAAATAGGAGGGGTGATGAACTACACAGAGGGTTTGTATGAAGGGCGCGAACCGGGGACTTTCATGGAGCGGTATACCGTCGACTTCAGAGATGCATTCGCTAAGCATCTTGCGAAGATTGAGGGTCTTAATCCCCGCATCTATTGCGGAGAAAGTATCCCAAAGAATTCTCTTGACACGCGACGGGAGTAGCAGTAATCTGTAAATAGAGGGAGCGAGGTTGCCACCTTGCGGACACTGCGCCCAGCTATAACGCGGGCGCAACAGTCACGAGGAGGATAAACCCGACTACCCTCTTATGGGCACACGCTGTTATGGAACAGCCCCAATCGCGCGTCTATGGGCTGACAGTACCTCATGGTTGTTTTGCGACAGAAGAGAAAACGTGGGAAGGTATACCAAGTACCACGCCAGTAAGCCATGAGGAGAGGCGGTTCGATTCCGCAGGTGCTCACCTGATATTGAGTGGTTGAGGTCCCAAGAAGGCTAAACTGTCCCTCGTAAAATTCGACCGAGCCTTTCGAAGTAGGTCGAGTTCCCAATAAGTTACTATGACAAATGACTCTCTTGACTTATCGTACGCAGCAGGACTCTTCGATGGCGAGGGCACGGTGACTCTGACTCATCGTCATAAGGGAGAACACCGAGCGCCGACTGTTTCAATTCCGAGTTGCACGCCAGCTTTGTTGAGTTGGATGTGGACCCGCTTTGGCGGCTGTATAAGCGGGAAACGACCTTCTAAGAAGAGTCACTCTCCGAGCGGGGTTTGGTCATTGAGCGGAGATGCGGCGATAAAATTTTTAGGTTTGATTTTTCCATATCTGCGCGAGCCTGAAAAGGTTAGACGGGCTCGCATGCTAATCAAAGAATATAAAAGCGTGACTCCGCGAAACGGACGGTACACGCAGGAGAAATTGAGGAGCAAGCGGGACTTTGAGAAACGCTTCTTCAAGAACACACGTAGAAGGTTAGCATTGACGCTGTAAGACGGGAGTTCGACTCTCCCCGCCTCCACCAAAGTCGCCCAAGAAAGCGCAAGGGCGTGTGTTTGACCACTACGAGAAAACGACCCGTTGCTCTCATCGGAATACGGCAGAGCGCGATTCGTCAAGTGGGCGACTTTGATGGGGGCGTCATGGTTTCGATTGCGGCGCATCAGGGTTTTAACTTGCGTGTCGGGCTGCTGTGGCTACCGTTAACAGGACACAGAAACAATAATTGCTACGACTGAAAAGCCGAAAGCATTTGCCGCCGCAGCCTAAAGCTGCCGCGTCAGCGGGTTCAGGGGACGACCTTGGAACAGAAAGTCCCCGTTAATTTCTGGTTTTAAGGAGAAGACATGGCGATAAAGAAGAAGGCGCGGAGAAAGACACGCATCCAAGACGCCAGTCCTGAAGAAATGGCTAGGTTCGCTCTAAGCGAAGTCAAACGAAAACTCGGAACTCTCCTGCCACCCCCGCCTGCTGCTTTGCGTTGGAATGAGACGAGAGTTCCATCTCAAATGTTTTCCATCGTCGCGCGCATGGTCGAGACACCCAAATTCGGGCATATTTCCCAGACGTTTCTCGCGCGAGTCAAGGTTGTGATGACATCTGTACCGGAAATACCCGAAGTCGTCACTTTGGAAAGCAAAGTTTTCGTGCTGGTAAACACGGCACCTCTGACGTACACACAGGGCACTTCATCGGAGGCAACGAGAGTAAAATGAGCGAAATCTTCATCACCAGTGACGAGCACTACGGGCACAACAACATCATTCAGTTTTGCAATCGCCCGTTCTCCTCGACTGAGGAGATGAGAGAGATCATCATCGAGCGCCACAACAAGAAGGTTCCCAATAAGCCATCCTACCTGACTATCCACGCCGGGGACATGTTTTGGCAGACAATGAGTGAGATGGAAGCGCGATCCATCGTTCATCGTCTAAACGGAAGACATGCGTTTCTCTACGGCAATCACGATGAGCTGATGGAGCGCCGCGTTACACTGCAGAAAGAGTTCGAGTGGGTTCGGGGAGTTAACAAAGAGAACACGAGTCACAGCGTGAAGTTCAACAAACATATGATAGTGATCTCTCACTTCGCCCAGCGCGTATGGCAGAACTCGCACAAGGGTTCGTGGCACGTCTACGGACACTCGCACGGGGAGATCGAAGAACTCGGGCACTCTTTTGATATTGGCGTAGACAGTCACGACTTCGAGCCCTGGTCACTGGAAGAGATTGAAGCGAAGATGGCGAAGACTGAGTCGCATCATGTCATCGCGCCAGATAAGGTGTGGAAAACTGCCAGCGTAGCTCAGACGGCAGAGCAAGGGTTTTGTAAACCCGAGGTCGGGGGTTCGATTCCCTCCGCTGGCTCCACGTACCATCTTCATCCGGTCGGAGAGTCCTGCGGCTTCTGTAAAATCCAGAGAACCTCTCGCTTTGATCTCGCTGAGTATTTTGAAACTTTAGCTCGACGGGAGGACGCATGAAATTCTACGCGCTGGGCTTTCTTATCTCGGCTCTGGTTGGTTCTGCGATCTGCATGACGCTCGCGGTACTGTCGTGGCAGGCTAAGGGCTGTGTCGAGTGGGGCTTGATACTGATGGTGCTCGGCGTGGCGGTGAAAGCGATCACTGAGACTTTATAGGGGGCTGTATGCCGGTGAGCAAAGCGGATGTGCAAACGACAATCCAGAGTTATCTCCACCAGTGGATGAAGACTGCGGGATTGGACGTCAACATTCAATTTGCTTGGCATGCAGACCGAATGCGAGTAGGCTGTAAGCAATGTCACACGGTGGAAATCTTACCGGTACCTATAGACTCTGATAAGATAGATTGGACGCTGCAAGATTACGTACGACGGCACAAGCCCGGGGGTCCGCACAACATTGACGAAACTCAATTAGACCTGATCGCCGCGCGCAAGGCTCTGGTCAACCCCGTGCCGGTCACAGCGGATTTCAAACGCACGGCGAAGATCACCCAGGGCAGGAGATTTCGATGATACTCTTACCGACCGAGAAGACAGAAGAGATGTTCGAGAAGGTCCACGCCATCAGTGACGAGTCGTTCGCCGGGGTCGAGCGTCCGCCAATCGGACTCTTCCGAATTCACTTCGACAGAGATGACGTCTTCGTCTCTAGTATTAACTCCGTCGTAGTCGCCTTCGCCATAGTAGAACAGCGATCCTCCGAAGGGCGGTACATCTGGAGCATCGCAGTCACTGCGAAATATAGGGGTTGCGGAATCGGCACGGACCTGTTAGAACAGATCACACGGCGCTACCGCCGTCTCGGGCACGGCAGCATCGGACTATCGTGCAAGGTGGACAACCCCGCTCAGAAACTCTACTTCGATTGTGGGTATCGAGTCGAGCGAGTCGCGAAGCGATACTACGGCGACGAGGGTGATGGACTTTTGATGAGGAGAGTGCTATGATCATTACTTGCAGCCAATGCTACCGGTTGGTGGATTATGTTTCGCGGGCGCTTACGATTAACGCTCCGTTCGTCTGCGACGCATGCGCTAGCGTGGGGGACGAAGAGGTCGACCGGTTCTACAGAGACATGGCACCTGCGAAACCACAGGACCCGATTGAGCCGACGGAAGAGTTCGCCACGGTTGAGAACACCACTCTGTTGATCGCGGACTTAGAGAAGCAACTCAAAACTTCAGACTTGGCGTACAGTTGTCTCCAGAGAGATCATACCGGTCTACTCGCGCACGTCAAGGGGCTAGGCGCAGACCTAACGCGAGCGGAGGAGCATATCGCCGCGTTGACCTCTCTCGGAGATTTTTATCACGATCAACTCAAGAAGACCCGAGAGGAACTGACTATCAACAATGCATCTCTGAACTTTTGGTGTGACTCTCTTCAGAAAACTTTGAAGGCATTGGATGCTATCAGAGATGATAGAGATTACCTGGGGGCTGAGAATACACATCTCTCCGAGCGCGTAACGACCCAGAGCAACATCATAACGCGATGGGGGAAGGAACTCGAAACCCAGGCGGGTGACATTCGTAAACTGAAAGATGATCTGGCTACTGTGACTTTTGAGCGCGACCTAGCGCGCAGTAAACGGGATGCATGGCAAGACACTGTTCGCATCCTCCGCGAGAAGCTGGACGAAGCACGCAACGTGTCTTGGTATGTGCGACTCTGGGATGCGCTGGGCGGGAGTGGCATTAAATAATAAAGGCATCATGACCGGAAAGGACAAATCAAATCAGGAGAAAAAACCCTATGTTCAAAACGTTTAAGAGTTGTTGGAAAACCATCGTGGCAACTGCGGCTTTGCTTGCCGCATCAGTAGTACCGTCTCTCGGACAGGCATCAGGCGCACACTATAGCGCATCGGGCAACTATAATCTGGTTGATAACCGCGCGAACTGTGCGACCTACCAGTGTTTCGTACCCCAGAACTACACATCCACAGGAGCTAACGCGAGCTTCTCTTCTATCTCCACAGGCGGCGGTTACGTCCTTGGATTGAATCAGTGGGGTGGCGTCTATACCCTTCCTACCGGAGCCGACTCGGGCGCGCAATCCTTGTGGGCATTAGCTCCCCAGACCACTACTGCCGGTCTGACAGGCGCTACAGGTCCGATTAAGCAACTCGCGGTTCGCAACAGCACTGAAATCTACGCGCTCGTGCCGAATGCAACTTGCACTAGTGTCGGAGGAGCTGGAGTGTACGCCATTTACGAATGGCAGAGTAGCCAATCCTCTTGGGCTGTACATAACGGATGCTTATCCCAGTTCAGTATCTCTCTGGACGGTATAATGGTAGGCACCTCAAAGGGACAACTGTTCTACTCTAAAAACCCTGCTACGCCTAACGCTACCTGGGCTCACTTCTCAAGTACAGGGTGGACGAATTCCTTTTATTACGGCGGGCTGATCTACGCTCAAAAAGGCGTAGTGATGTACGTCGTAGACCCCTCAACAGGAACAGCCACCTCTATGGGCGGCGGAAACGGAACCGGCTTTACTGTCGCGAGTGATGGGACCGCACTTGTCGTGGGGATGGATGGTTATCTCTACACGATGGACCTCAACGTCACCTCTCCGGTGTGGGCGAGGCAAGGTGGCACATACCTCGGCGGGACCACCTCTCTCTACGGAACTGACATACTCGGCGTGTTTGCCCTTAACAGCGCTGGCGTTCCCTCCCACTACTTAGTGATAGCGATGACTGTCGGCGGGACTCTTTCGGGGTACTACGACTGCACCGTCTTGGGAGGACACTGCCCTGCAGGGGCGGTTCACACCCTGCACTTCAACCTCGCCTTTCCTCACGGTATCGGAAATGGCGAACAGCAAGTATCCGGCGCACCGGGGTCTAACCTAGCGGTGCAATCGAATGACCTCTCTCTTGTGTGCGACCCATACTTTGGTGGATGGGACGGACCAGGGGAATGCTGGGTCGGAACCACCACGTCACAGGTGCAGTGTTCGGTGATGGGATTTATTTCTAACCCGCCACCCTCTGTCCCGAAGTATACTATTGAGAAGGAGATAGCCTTCACTAAGTACGGGAATGTAGCGACGAGAGCTACCCCTCCTTGCAGGCTAGTGTTTGGGTTTTGGGAATGTACGTACACTGTGGTCCCGATCTGTTCGAACACCAACAACCCCGACTATAAGTACGCCAGCGGAAACTTTGGAGACGCGTGGATTCGAGATTATGACTTCCCCGCTTGGAACTCTGTAGGATTTTGCTCACGGGTTGACTTCCCCACGGGGCACAGTACGTGGCTATGCGTTCAAGGAACCGCCATCCTCACCATCGGAACGGGTAACCTCGCAAGCGGCGTCTGTACGTATAATCCGTAAACACTGAGGACCCCTGGCTCGGCTGGGGGTTCTTTTCACCTTGGAGGAGAGATGAGTTTTTTGACATTTGAAGAGGGCGTTCCGCCCCGAGGGAACATCACGAAGGTCTGGAGAGTCCTCAACGCGCGCCCTGATAATGTGCTCGGAGTGATCAGGTGGTACGCACCGTGGCGGCGATACTGCTTCGAATGCAATGGAATATTTGACGTCTCCTGCTTGCGAGAGATCGCAGACTTTATCGAGACGCAGATGAAAGCGAGGAGAGATGGAAACTGAATTAAGCATCAACGCGGAGGGGCTGACTAAGGTCGCGACACACCTGCGCACGACGCTCCACGCATTCGGGCAACAGGTGGACAAGTTTGACAACACAGCAGCCGCGCTCATCATGCACAGTGAGCACATGATGTCCCGGTTTGAAGAGGCTGTTGAGAAGTTGAAGGGGACTGACGGCTGGCACTTCTACGAAAATGAACCGCTGGAAAAGGAGAAGCGATGACTGAACCCTTAATCCAGTGCGACATCACCACAGAGACGGTGATGAGCGAGAACGCTACTACGCACGAGGAGCATCCAGAGTCCTACTCGCCTCGCGTGTTTTTCTCTACCGTGCAAAAGAACGACGAGGGGGTCGTGATCCACGTCCGTCACTATGAACTCCTGCAGACGGGATATGCGCTGAAGTGGAAGTCACTCCCGACCAGATTTGAGTTTATGCATTTCACCATCCCAGCGCTCGCCTGCTTCAACAAGATGAAGGTCGACCGACCGGAGACGAAGTGGTCTGGGACCTACGTCTCTTCGAACGACAGATTGGGAGAGTTCATACCCTCCCTAGAAATGAGGAGCTAATGAAGATCACACTGGACATTCCCGACGGCTATCAGGTAGAGAGTTTGACACTCAAACCCGTCCCGCCGTTCACCTTCTTCCCCGCGCCGTACGTGTACAACCCTCCGGTGTTCAATCCAGCGCCACTCCCCTGGATAACCAACCCCGACCCCAGCTCCACGTTCTATGCGCCGAGCGCGGTAAGCGAGACACCGGCTGGAGGGGCTCAGACCGAAGAATATAATGACAACCCTTTCTAACGGGCTCGACTGCACGGAGGACCCGTGCCCGCATCTCCTGCCTCCCGCTGTTCCGCAGGAGGTCTGGGACGCGCTGGATCGTTACCAGGAAGCTACAGAAGGGCTCACGGGTTCCGGCGCATTTCACTTCGGAGAGCCATTTCGGATGGTGAAAGGTCTGCGATGACTGAAAGAGAAGCGTACGCGCGGTTGGGTTGGAGTTCCAAGGGCGATCTGCTGAAGTTCGTCCTCCCCGAGTCAGGTAGTACAGACACGGGCTGGTGTATAACCAAGTGTGTGACCTGCATGTGGTCGGGGATGTCCCTGCCTCACCTGCTCGACCAGGGCTGTCCATCCTGCGGGAAACCGTGGACGGAGATCATACGATGACCGTAGAATATGATGACGGGGTACCTGATACCCCGCTCACCCGAAAGTACAAACCTGCAGAATCATTCACCACGCGCCGGGATCGGTCCCGGGGGTTCTACGCTGGTGAGCTAAAGATTCCGGTCGCCTGGATGCGGCTGAGTGAGATGAAGTTGATGGAGAACTTCCTGGAGGCGATCTGTGACTGTGAAACAGAGTGATCCGATTGAACCGCTCGTCTTCATTGAGGAGTGGATGCCAGACCTGGGCGCGGCGACCGGGAGCTGGCGCAGGATGACCCGCTTCGGAGTCGCCCTACACCCCGCGTACGGGGCCAGCTTGCTTAAGGATTTGAGGAAGATTCACAAGAGCCGGAAGTTTCGACTCGTGGAGCAACCAAATGACGATATCCCCTTTTAGTCTGTGGCACAGAGAGAATATCGGCGGGAACTGGTTCATCGTTTCACCGGACGGTGAGACGCACCTCCGAGTGTTCAACCGGGATGAGCCTAAGAGGATCGAGCGGGCGCTCTGCCGCATTCTCAATTCGACAGCGAGTAAGTTCACAGATAGTGACGAAGAGATGGACCTACGAGGACCTCGATGATCCACCGGATTGATACGGATGGTACAGACCACTGTAGAACTTGCGGGGTCGCTATAGCTGCCTGCTGTGACGGGGGCTCCTGGGTCCATGTGGACACGTCCCCCGATAGGATCGTCTCTTCTAGCTACTGGGGCGGGCAGTGGCAGGAGACTCGGCTGGCTAACGGCGTCGTATGGCGAAGGAAACCTCACGCCCACTGGTACTCTCGGCGCTCGGGAAATGATTTGATCTGCGACTGCGGGTTGACTTTCAACACGCGTACCGGGGACGTCTCGTAGGGAGATTTAACTGTACCAAGTATATCCTACGCTAATTCAGCCGCTCCCGGGCATCCGGTGGGGCTTTCCTGCGTCTAGACTAGCCCGCCCCCAGGTTACCCCCTCCCCGCCCGCTGCGCTCCAGGAGGAGTCCAGTACCAATCTCACCCACTTATACCCGATACCACCCATAGGGGGACCCAGAGAAGGAGGTAACCACCCTATCCTGAATCTCATAGTGAGACTCCTGTCTCAAGTTGATATGAAATCCCATATAAAAATTATAAAAAATTTTATACCCCCTACCGTGTTCAAGGGCACCGGGGCTAAGCCAAGCTGCGCTCGGCGCAGAGGGGTACGGGGAGCCCCTGCCGGTGCCCTCTCGCGCCCAGTTAAGACCCCCTATGATCCCCTTTGTTATCATCACTTTGCGCAGCACGCAGCGTGCAGCCTTCGCTATGCGTTCGCCCCGTGCTAAGTCGTGTATCTAGTACACGTTACGCGGTGGGAGCGACGCGAGTGCCCCAAATGTAGGATAAGGCACGCAGGATCAAGGGTTTACGAGCATGTGTTACAAAACGCTATATTGTAACACCGGGCGCGGGGCACGCGTATACTGTGTGCCACACAGGGCGAAGAGATTGCGTAGCCGCCTGCGTGCTGCGTGCTGCGTGTCGCGTCACAGCGAAGACAAAGCGAACGAGAGTTCATCTATGATATTCTGTATTCGCGAATAGCGAACAAAAGGCGTAGTAACCAAGACATGCGTTTACATTGTAGATCACTGGGGTCGCTACGCGGCAAGAGTGCTTCGCTTATCCTTCGCTACAGTCAGCGTGCTGTGACCTGGGGCGCTGCGCTATGCGATCAGCCTTCGCTGTCCTTCGCTGTCCTTCGCTTCCTATTCTCTCTTGAGTGTCTCCCTATCATGCTCACTGGCTCAGGCACGGTTTGCCCGAATTGCCCCGCATTCGCCTTAACGTCCCGACCCTGGGATTGCAGTGTACTGCGTACGGTGACACTTTCGCCTTTGATTCGCTGTGCCATGTCACCGACTGTGCTACGCGTGGTGACTGGCTTTCGCCTTGTATTCGCTGCGCTAGTCGTGTCCATGATAGTTATCCAGGCCACGACGCTGTGCTCAATCTGTACGCCTGTGCTCACTGTGAGTACCCCTTGTTCATGCATCATGGAGGCGCAGGTAGTGAACGCCCGAATTGGTTCACAGCCCGTGTACAATGTAAATGGCACCGAAAGGTCACAGTCTATCGTGCGCGCCGTGCGCGATAGGTCACAGCCTATCGGTTGACTCTATGGCACAGTTGTGCTATTGTAATAGTTGGGAGGATATCATGGACGAAACGCAAAGGCAGCGAGCAGTAAGGTTGAAAAAGACCGGTTTTACATACACGCAGATTGGAGAGCAACTCGGTATATCACGTCAACGCGCTCAACAGTTGATTAAGCCACAGCCGTTAGTGTATGCAAAAGTGGTCGGACGCGCGGACGGCATGTGTCAATCGTGTTTCAAGATAATCGAAGGACCAGGGCACGTACATCACCGTCGCTTAGATGTTGATGATTTCAATGGACTTAACAACCTGTTGTGGGTCTGCCTAAATTGCCATCCGCTACTAGAACGAAAGGCATAGCACCTTAGTGCTCTTGCGCTATCTCGCGCGCTCACCTATCCTGGGTACATGCCAAACGCAGAGTACGAACGGATCAAGACAGAGCACACGAAGCTGAGCAGGTCGGGCGTCAAGGCCGTCGCGATGAAGACCAGAGACGAGGGCTTCGAGTATGAGACGAACGACTGCTTTGTCAAGGCAGTGCAGGCAGTGACAGGCGTGCCATACAGGGACGCGCATACCTACGTTGCCAAGCGCTTCGGTCGCAAGCCGAAAAAGGCGACGATGAGTGTCAATTTAATCATGCGCGATATCGCCACGACAGGCGAGTGCATCTTCGGCTTCCGCGCCTTCGTTCAGCCCGCGTCGCAGGTGGGCACAACGTCGCGCGTCTCTGTGAACTCATACGGACAGCGCACGCGCTACACTCGCGCACGCTATGCGACGCTCGCAGAATTCGTCAGGACACATCGCACGGGCCGTTGGCTGCTCTGGTCGAACAATCACGCGTTTGCTATGGTTGACGGTGTTGTGTATGATAACGGTGCGGCTGGCGCGCGCACGCAGGTGACTGGCGTCAATCGGATCATCGCTTCCAGTGAAGTCGAGGCACAGGAGAAGGCGTCGGCGGCAGTGGCGCACCTCACAGTCAATCAAAGGGGTTTCTAATGGATAAGCTAACGCAGATGACAGCACAGCAGGAACGCGTCGCACGCAGACGCGTCAACAATGCGCTGCATGCGCTGGGGCTATTGCGGCATGACTCGCTGCCTATCGCTGAGATAGATGCTGCACTTGCAGCGAATGGCTTCGAGGAGACTGAGCCCGCGATCTACTGCGGGCGCGATGGCAACTGCTCTCCCATGCGCGTCGGCACGTATACCTATCTCTCCCTGTCGTGGCATAAGTATGACTCTGGTCGCTATGAGGTGGTGGCATATGTCAACTAACCTTGCAGTCACGATCTACGCGCTGGGACGCGTGTTGCATCATCTCAGCGAAGAAGAACAAGGCAAGCAGCCACGGTATCGAGTTCACGATGGCTGCTATAAGGCGCGCGCTGCGGCTCGCGTCATCATCAAGCGGCGCATCGCAGAGACAGAGCAGGTGATTCAGATGGCGTGGGATAATGCCAAGGGAGGGGAACTTGACTAAGCGAGTCGACATCCGCGCGATACTGCGTGATCCAATCAAACGGCGCGCGCTGCTCGTGCGCTGCATCATCGCATCGCAGGCGCGCGAGGGTATCACGACAACGCGCGAGCAGGCAGAGGCGGCTTACGACCACGTTAGCAGGGCATGTCGCGACGCAGAGCTGTTGCATCGCGTGAGGAGGATGCAGTGAGAATTCAACTGATGCAATTCGCTGAGATGATCTTGTCTCGTATCATTCCCGTACTTGAGCGTGCGTGTGAACGCGTCTCTGTCTGCGCGCACTGCGGGCGCAACCGGTACACAGGCGCATCGTGCATTGTGGTCGGTCCTGCGAACGAACCAATGGGGCACAGGGAGGGGCGATGATGCACGCGCTGCGCTATGTCATCTGGTACGCGTGGCAACCGGCTGATCTCGTGCCCCTGGCGTATGTCACGTATCAATGGCTCAAGAGAGGCACGGCTGACCTATGAATCGCGACAAACTAATCCAGCGCATTCAAGACTCACTATCGCCCGATCTAATTGATCGATCCTGGCAGGATCAGGCGCGAGAAAAACCTTTGAACGGCTATTGTTATGTCGCGTCTGAAGCGCTGTATCACCTGTGGGCGAGCGTGCGAGGTTTCAAGCCTGCGCAGATGTACGTGCATACCGGCAATGGCGTGCGCTATAGCCACTGGTTTCTGCGGCGTGATTGGCTGGGGCAATACCAGGGTGAGGTGCTCGATATCACAGCGGCACAGTTCGGGCGCGTCCGTATACCTTATAGACTCGCGAAGGGTTGCGGGTTCCTAACAGGCGAAACGCCTTCTAACGCTGCGCAGGAGATCATGCGACGCGTGGGCTATGATCCGGCAGTGCTTGCAGACTATCGCCCGTAAACGTTTGATAACAAAGGCTTGAAAATAATTTTATTTTGTTGTTGACAGGTTCTAGACCACCAGCTAAGATTGTTTCAGTTCGGAAGTGCAAGACACTCACCCGAACCGAAACAAAGCAGGCGTGAAAAGTTAGAGCAACCGCCCACAGGGGAGAGGCAAAGCAAAAGCCCCTGAGACTAGCGGGTAGTAGCCGAATAGAAGACGAGTAAGGGTTCCAAACCATCGTTGCCTAGCCCGTCGCACTAATCCAGTCGCGCTGTGATGCCGCACTAATCGCCACAGCAGAGTAATACAGCCGACGCAAACGAGGATGCGACAGCGAAGGTAATCAGACCTGAGTCCACACAAGCGGACAGGCGACGATGCACGGTAAAGACTCCCTATACGATTGAGACACAATCGCCTCGCTGGTAAATATCCTGACTACCAAGCGGTGCTCCTGACGGGCACGGCGCAAAGAACGACAGCCGATTCAAAAACGTGTACAGCATGCGGGCCTTCACAATCTGAGAGTGCGCTCGCAGGGTCGACCGGCATGCTGTGCGAGTTCGTTGAATCGAACACAAGATACTCCCCCACTTTACGCATCGGGGACTGAGCCTAGTGAACTCGGTCCCCACCTTTTTCACCTCGACTTTATCACTAGGAGCACCATGACACACGGTAGCGTTGCAAAAGCAGTTCGTCTCTCGAAAGAAAAACATCCTGAGCAGTTCTGTCCGGTTCCGAATTGCCTCTGGCGTACGAAGGGCGATTACACACCGTGTCCTAAGCACACGGCAAAGGAGATCAAACAGTGAGCTACAAGCGAAACAACAAGGGCCTTCAGACTGTCCTGGCGCTCGATACCCTGGGCAACGCGTACTTGTATTTGCGCGAAGCCTACAGCACTACGACGTGGAAGACTGCAGAGGGACAGGCGCTGCTCGATACAGCGGACATCCTTCACCAAGCATTCAAACGCGTCAAGCATGACTTCAACCTGCTCGACTTCACAATCGCGCACAAGAGTATATAGGCCGCGCGAACAGGGCTGAGTGCTCTGCACAGTGCCCCGTGGTTGCCTTGGACTGTCCGCTAGATGACAGAAGGGCGAGCGAGGTGCTGTGCAGGCTATTCAATCTCTCTTTTAGGAGCACATCATGGGCGCAGGACTGAGCAGTAAGCAGATCACCTCACGCATCTACAGTCGCTTGAAGTCAATCCAAGCACAGCTTGAACGCGCTGGCGTATCGGTCGCTTACGTGAAAGGCACCGCTTACTCATACGCTTCGCTCTGCTACAGGGAGCAGGCGTTCGCTAAACCGACTCTCCCTGGTGGTTTCAATATCAAGTACGGCGTCTCACACGCATCGAACGGCGAGTGCTTTGGCTCTGCTAGCATCCACGTCTCACTGCCCACCGGCTCGAAGTCATTCGGCGGGTTGGGTAGCAAGAACAGTGACGGCACCTTCGAGCAGGGCATCGCGTATATCATTACGAACTTCGCACAGAAGAACGTGCGAGCGCAGTATGATATCACTGGCAACATCATCGCGTTTGAAAACGGTGAACTCGAACAGGATGACTTGGTGATCCTCTTCCAGCACCTCATCGACAACGGCATGGCGTGGTCGCTGCAGGGCAGCTACGGGCGCACTGCAGTATCGCTCATCCAATCAGGCTTGTGCCATCAGTAGGAGGGTCTATGCAACGAAGTACGCGCCGCACCAAGCGGCTTCTGAATGCGCTGCGGCACTGTGAGCAGCAACGTAGAGAGGGCATCATGAAAATATCAATCACGGTACACGAGAGTGGACGCGCGTTCCGCACTACTCGTGAGCGCTCGATAAGCTTCGAGCAGGCACTGAATATACACGACCCCTTCGTGAACTACCCCTTCAGCTCACAGAACCTTGGCGCGCCGCGTCCATGCTGGACGTTGGGCGCTAAGATTAGAACCCGCTTCATCTAGGAGACAACATGCCAATCGACTACGCACTCGCGAAACAAGAGGGACCGAAATTAAAGGCAGCACTCACCCGCGCCGAGAAAAAAGGCTACGGCGCAGTGCTCACCGCTTGCAAGAACGCAGTCACGCGCTGGACACTGTGGGGCGCGTGGCCTGATGACTGGTCGCGCTGGCAGAGTGCGCTGGATGATGCCGCGTTCAAAGAACGGCTCACCCCCGGTCTGGTGTATCGCACCGCACCTCGACTCGAAGAACTCTAACCGACAGCGAGGCAGTTGCCTCGCGCAGCACTCGTGCAATTATTGCTCCTGCGAAAATCCTGAGCCGAGTGTTGCGCGAAGCGACTACGTCAACAGGAGCACACCATGCACACGATAGGATTTCTGGCGGTACTGTATCTCACGGTGAGTTCCTTGAACGGACTCGCGGATCACTACTGGCCTACTCGGAGGAGAAAATAACATGAAGTCATTCATTGAGATGTTCACTGACGCACGCGCGGTATCGACCCCGACCGTCGCTATCCGCACCTTCGATCCTACGTCGACCATTACGACGATACAGGCTTCGCTGGGCGCTGAACTCGCAGAGGTCACCCCCTTCATAGCCTGGGACAGCATCCACGGGCTACGCGGGCTTACAGACGCTGGCACGAGCGCTCTACAGAAGATGGCGAGCGAGAGCGGCATGGAAGTCGGCGCATCGGTTGACCTGCCCATCGCGCTTGGCATCCTCGAAGCAGCGCAGGAAGATGTCCTCGCATTCATCCTCAATCCGCAGCTCACCTGGGACGATGACAAGAAAGTCATCCAGGGTGTTGCCAATCTGCGCAACGATTACAAGGCGCGCGGTAACATGTGCGTGCTACTCCTCGGAATCGGTGACAGCATCCCAGTCGTGTTGCAGCAAGACACGCTGGTGCTAGAGCATCCACTGCCGACGCGCGCTGAACTCGCAGCAATCGTCCGCGAGACATACGCGTACGCATACGCGAGTGACAAAGTGAAGTACGCAGCGTGCAAGGCTGGACCGAGTGAAGCGGTAGTCTTGAACGCTGTTGACGCACTCATCGGAATCCCTCTCTTCCCAGCAGAGCAGGCGACTGCGATGTGCTTGGACAAAGCGAAGGGCATTTTGGATATCGAGACGCTGTGGCTTCGCAAGAAGACTATCGTCTCCCAGCAGAAAGGTTTGACCTACCGCGCAGGTGGTCTGAAGTTGAAGGACCTGTACGGGGTTGAATCGATCAAGGCATACGGTCGCAAGCTGATGACTGGTGAGCAATCACCCACCGTGATTCTGAGGATGGATGAGATACAACGCCAGTTCTCAGGGAACGACACCGACAGCAGCGGCGTCAAGGGTGACCTACTTGGCGAGTGGCTGACCTGGGTGAACGATAACGACATCTACTGCTCGTTGTTCCTGGGTGTACCGGGCTCGTCTAAGTCGCACAGCATCGACTGCATCGCTGGTGAGTTCGACAAGCCAGTCATCGACTACAGCATCTCAAAAATGCAAGACTCACTGGTTGGCAACTCGAACAAAAACATGGTGAGCGCGAATCACACCGTGCAATCCATTAGCGACGGTCGCGTGTGGCTCATCGCAACCGCAAACAAACTGGACGGTCTACCGCCCGAACTGCTCTCCCGCTTCGCTGACATCTTCTTCTTTGATGCGCCGAACGACGAAGAGAAGAAGGGCATCATGGACCTGAAAGTTACAGCGAACAAACTCCCCGCACAGACCTACCCCGACATGACGGGCTGGACTGGGCGCGACATCAAGAACTGCGCTAACAAGGCGCGGAAGATGCGCGTCACGCTGGAAGATGCTGGTCAATACATCATCCCTCTGATGACCAGTCATAAAGAAGAGATGGAGGTGCTACGCGCTGGAGCTACCGACCGCTTCCTGTCGGCATCTAACCAGGGCGTCTACAAGTACACTCCACCCGCAACCAAGCACGCGCCGACCGTGAAGATAACGGAAGGACGCAAGATGCGGTAGTAGCAACCGTCCATACGCTCACTCCATGACGTTAAACTGTAGTGAACTGAAGTCGCAGTAAGCACGGCGGCTCAGGCTGACCGACGGCGCGACGTAGTCACAAAATAAATCGCGCCACAAACTTCTTATGGGAGAAAATAAAATGGCATCACCCGCAGTGGCACCCGTCGCGAACGTTGACCTGAGCAAGACTGAAAGCTGCGTCTCAATCACCATCAACTTCCGCATGGGCATCGGTCGCATGCGCCAGATCAAGAATCTGAAAGTCGAAACCGCTACACAGGCGAGTGAACTGCGTCACCAGAAACGCCTGATGGACTCACCCGAACTCGAAGAGATTCGCTCACAGGACGGCTTCCTGAAGCGCTACGTCGAGTCCAAGTCATGCTGGTATCGCGAGGCAACGCGCTTCCTTCCGCGCAAGTGGCTGAACGAAGTGGACCGCGCCATCGTCGCATACCAGACGATTCGACGCCCCAAGTTAGTCGAGGCGTTCATGACGAAGTACAGGGAACTCGAAGCGGTAGACTTTCAACCGCTGCGCGAGGTTCTTGCTGAGAACTTTGACCGGAGCGACTATCCAGCGAGCGACACAGTAGAGGCTGGCTTCGTTCTGGAGTTCAACTACCGCAACGTCGGCAGCGTGAACCTCACCGGCATGAGCGATATCATTATCGCCCGTGAGCAGGAGAAGGAACGCAGCATCCGCATGCAGGCTGTTATCGAGTGGCGCGATGCGATGCGCTTGGCTGGTGCTGAGATGGTCGACGCACTCTTCGCGATGCTCAAGCCTGAAGCGGGCAAGACGAAGAAGATGTACGGCTGTCACGTCGAGCACCTGCAAGAGTTCCTCGACACGCTGCCTGATCGTGATCTCGCGAACGACGTGGACTTCATGAAGAACATGCAAGTCGTGAAGAACGCGATGCAGGGTGTCACGGTCGAACGCCTGAAAGAGTCGGGCAACCTTCAACAGTACGTCATCTCTCAACTCGAAGGCGTACGCGCTGAACTGAAGACGATGGTTATCACCTCTGGCAGAAAGTTTCGCTAGACTCAACAGGGGCGGGCTCACACAGCCGCCCCTCACCTCTATAACACTGGAGAACATCTGTGAAGCACATCTCAAAACCTGAAGGGTACGACGCGCGATATCCCAAGACGTTCCCGATTCCAGCGCACAAGATTATCACCGTCACGATAGATGAGAATGGTGACCAAGTCTTCCTGAAGACCGACAGCGCAGATTGCTTCCTCGAACTCGGAGAGGTGATCACGAAGCGCGCGTCGCACGTAGAACCCGCAGGCTGGCTACTGCGTCTCGCCTTCAATCTACTTCGTATACTCTCCAGCGACACGAGCAAGGTCGCAGCGTGGACACGAACGTGGGCATGCGAGTGGCGAGTCGATACGTCCCCTGTCGGCGGACCTGTTCTAACCTGGGAGCATGTCGCACCGTCGCCCGTCGCTGCGTGGATGGATCACCGGACGTTCACGACGCACGACAGACAAGCAGCTATCAGTGCGGAGATCGCCTTCCTCAATAAATTCTTTGCTGAGAGGACACTATGAAAGTTATCTTCAGTCTCGCAATCGTCGCGCTGGTCTACATGTGGCGGCGCGGATCACAGGCAAAGCGCGCAGCACTCGAAGCGCGCGCCAACTATTATGAGAGGGGAACACGATGAAGCAACCGTGGCACACACCCGGGTATCTCAAGATATCCCACGCGCTATTGTATGTCGGCTGGTCGATGAACGCGGGCAAACTTTCACAGCAAGACGCCGTTAACGTAATCGACATTCTCGTCAACGCGGGCAAACAAATTCGAAGGGAGAACGAATAGCATGAGCGCATACCACACACAGAAGACACAGTACAAAGATCGCGACTGTCTTGTCGAAGCCCTTGGTGAGATGGGCTACAAGAACGTGGAAGTGAACGAAGTCGCACAGAACTTGTTCGGCTATCACGGCGACAAGCGAGCACAGACAGCCAACGTCATCGTGCGCCGCCAGCACATAGGTAGCGCAGCGAACGATCTCGGCTTTGTCAAAGCAGCGGACGGGACCTACAGCGCAATCGTCAGCGACTACGATAGCAACAAGCACGACGCTACCTGGATGACGAAACTGAAGGTCGCGTATACCGAGAAGGTGGACATGAAGACCGCGCGCAAGAACGGTCTGCAGTTCCTCGGCAAGAAGATCGTCAACGGGAAAGTTCAACTCCAATTCATTGACAACCGAAAGTGAGGGCACTTTGGCTAAGATAATCACCATCAACATTGACATCGCCACCGGCGACCAAACGGTAGACCTGAATGGGTACCAGGGCAAAGGCTGCGACGCAGTCGCACAGGCTTTCGGGAATGCAATCGGGCAAACCGTGAAGGTCACACACAAGGGTGAATTCAACAAGCCTGCTCAGCACAAGAACACGCTGAAGCAGTAAACATGAAACCCTACAAGACACACCCCGTCGAATGGCGGGCTTACTACGATGCTCGTAATCGTTGCACGAATCCGAATTGCACAGACTTCCCGAATTATGGTGGACGGGGAATAAAATTCCTGTTCACCTCATTCGAGGAGTTCTTCGCAGAACTCGGCAAACGCCCCTCACGTCGCATGCTTGACCGAATTGAAAACGATGGGCATTATGCTGTAGGCAACGTACGGTGGGCAACCCGCAGGCAGAGCATTAAAAACCAGAGGCATCCGAAGGGACGAAAGACTCTGAAAAATTTTTCAACGTTCGAACTTTTGGCGGAACTCGCCAAGCGAAAGGTAACCCTATGAACGAATTTCAATATCAAGCTTTGCGCCAGTCTGAACTTCGAGCAGCGCTCGCCAAGGCATCCACCACGTTTGACGTTGTCGACCCAAGCGTCGACTTACTCACACCCACGGCAACGCTAATCATACTTGACTTTGATCGGCTGGAGCGCGAGGTACTCAAACGCAGCATCGCAGACGGAGACGTGCAGAAGCTTCTGCCGTTCAATACGGTGCTGGTCGCAGGGGAGCATCACTTTCACATCCTGAACACCAGCGCGTACGATGTCGAAACCAACAGCCACGTTATCCAGGAAGGCAGCACGCTCTGTGCTAAGGCTGGCGCAGTGACCCGCTGCTACTTGGATACCTGGGTTGTGACGTGCCCTGGCTGCATCGCGAAGGGCAAGGCAATCATCGTCAACCATCTGCTCGATCAGGAGGTGCGGTGATGGCAAAATTCATCTGCACGTTCAAGGACCCCGACTACGCAACAGAAGGCGAGTATATGAATGCCGCGAGCGCTACTGTTGCGCTGAAAGATAAGTTCATCGAATATGATGAATACATATCCGTAGAATTTGATACCGCCACAGGCGCGGCTCGCGTTCTGCCTGTAGGGAGCCGATAATGTCACTCATGATCTATCGCAAGTCAACTGTGGAGGTGCTGGAGCAATCCGGCACCCTCTCAAAGATACGGGATGATAACGACAACGAGTTCACCGTCAAGACCAACTCGCTGAAACCTGTCCCCGCTTCACGCGTCCCGCGTTCCCTCACTGTGCTCTCTCCCCACGACTCAGAGGTCGCAGAGTTCGACCGGTTCATAGACTACCTGCGCACTCCTGAAGCGCAGACCAGCCTGCACCTAGAAGCGCAGTGCCCTGAGATGGACTTCGCAGTGCGCCAGCAGTACCGCAAGCTGACCTGTGGGGCAGAACTCAAAGAGGGCGAGGGCTACCACGTCGCACCGTCGCGCTCCAACAAGACAGGCTGCGAGGGCTGTGTGACCTTCGTGATGCCGCCTTTTGAACTCCCTACGCCAATCAAGTCACTGATGGTGCAGCGACCTGGATTTATCAATCGAATCGGGTTCGTGTGGCTGCTCATCGAACAGGGTTTTTACTGCACGAGGTGAGCATGTTCTATCACGGGCACTTCACGCACCCCGATCTATGGCTGATGTGGTATGCTATTCTTCTGTCAACCATCAACTTTATCGCTGTCGCTGTCCACGTCGCAACCAAACTCTTGAGGAGAATCTTATGGAAGAGATCAGTTGTACGCTTCCTTTAACAGTCGCAGGGTTGAATCAAGCTATCGCGAGAGCGCTCAGCCTGCGCTCTGTCGGGTTCAAGACACGGCTGGTTGAACAGACCATCTGTGGCTTCCCTGTACTCTGCGTCCTCGCGACTCCACCTCCCCGCGCCGAGACTCCGTTCCAGAGGTTGAACGCGGAACTGAATCGAGGCAAACGATGAGGGACGCGCTACTCTACACAGCAGCGGAGCGTGACGTCTACTGGCGACGCGTCGCTCGCCTTGTGCTTCGCCCCCGTAGCATGACGCTGCGGGCGGCGAAGAAGGTAATCGACGCTGCGATGTACGGCATAGGCTGTATCTACGGAAGGAATCAATGAAGCGAATGCTGGATGATGTCTACGAGCAGTATCTCAAGCAGCAAGTCGAGAAGGCTGGCGCGAAGTACGTCGGCATCCAAGAGTGCGAGGGTTGTGTGTACGATCTCGTCCTCTTCAACGCACCGTCAAACAGTACGCTGGCTGTGAAATCAAATGTAAATGACCTGGGCGACGCAGTTGGAAAACGGCTCGACGCTCACAAGCAGCAGCAGTTAGGAGCTAAGAATGGATAACTGGGGCGTCGGCGTACCGGACTCCCCCGTTATACTGCTCGCACAACTCATGCTGAAACGCTCGAAGCTGGGCGGCATGCATGTGAGCGATAGACGCGGCGCGCTATCGATCATCAAAGGGCTACGCGCGCCGGTCAGCAAGTCAATCCCGCTCACTGATGTCATACAGTCCGCCATCGGCAAGATCGCACGCGAGGATCGCTGCTCCTCATGTGGCAAACCTCTTCCCAGGGGGTCGCTTTGTCGGACTCTCTGGACGTTGCACGATGGCACTCATATAAAATGCACCGGAAGCTAATGCAACGATTCCCGCTGAGGCGTGGAGCAACGAGGCGCGCTAAGTCGTCTCAGTAAAATCGGGCGGGGACCACCAACCCGCTCGATCATTTCACTCGGAGGAAACTATGCCACAGGAAGATATCTACTACAGCGGTGACGGTCGCTTGTACACCAGGGACCACAGGCTTAACTTCGACGAAGTGGCACGACGCCTGAAGTTCTGGATGATCAACGACCCTCTGACGGAACGAGGGAAGGCTGCGATACGTGTGCTCATTGTGGCATTGGAGCGTGAACACGAACACAACAATCTGTTCTTCGAGGGCAACTAGCGATGGATGAACTCATGAAACTCATCGAGAAGTTCGCGGAGTCTCGGCATAGCAAGAACTGCGAGCCCGGGCTGTACGGGCTCGACACTCCCGACGGTGCGTACTGCATGTGCGATAGCACGAGCGACGCCTTCATCCGCTTTGCACGCACAGAGGGCTACCAGGGAGAACTATCTCGCTACGACTTCAGCATCTATCCGCATGGAGTCGACTACGCCTTTGGACAGCATAACCCCGATCCAACGCTCTACTCCCTCGGCAAGCACGACAGCGCTGCCTATAACAAGTCATCCTGGCACGCCATCGTCAAGACATCGTATTTTTATGTTGACTTCACAGCGAAGCAGTACCATACTGATGCCTGCTTTCCGCATATCATCAGCTTGAATCTAGCAGCGGCAGCAGCCGCAGGAGGAAATTGACATGTCGTACGGAGCGAAGGAAGCCCGCATCAACCAACAGCGCAAGCCACGGGTTAACCTGTGCGGTGCGTGTGGCGTGACCGTGAGCGAGACGGAACTCCTATGCGCCGACTGTCGCCAGCAGCCTACCCCTGAGCCGTACACGGGGTGGGAGGATGAGGGCGAGCAGGCGCGGAGGACTCGATGAGCTGTCCTCGCTGCGGACTCCCCCGACCCCAAAAGTACGGGGTGTCCTGGCGATGTGGGTGCTGCGGGCTCACTGTACCCGCAAACGTACCCACTTTCCCGCCCGAAAACAGGGGGTCGGAGGGCAAAGGTGAGTCTCAGGCACCCCACGAAACCTGGGGCGCTTAAACGGGCTGTAAACGCAAAGAACGGGCATGACGCCAAATTGGTGCTCCAGTCTAACGGGATTGGAGCATCAGTATACAAAGTACACGGGAGGGTTCTATGCGCGCATGGGTGACCGAAGGGCTGGGCATGTTTATCCTGCTTGAAGTGATGTGGATCGTCGCGAAGCTGGAAGCCTGGGTACGGGCGTAAAGTTTTTGTTGTTGGCAGGGGCTGGTCCGATCCGTCGGGTAGCCAGCCTCATTTTTAACCGGAGGATGTGATGGCAAAAGTCAACTGCTCGAAGTGCGCGACCCATACGGAAGACTTTCCCCACGGGGACGGGCTATGCTCATCCTGTCGCGTTGAGCAGGCAAAGTGCGCGCACTTCAACACGGTGGGCGCAGCAGACTGGGCGGGCACCAAGATAGTTTTCACTTGCACGAAGTGCGGCAAGAAGGTCAAGACCATAACGAACGAGACGCCCAGGATACCGCTGTCGAAACACCCCATCCACTATGCGTCTCCGTTCCAGAAAGACATAACCGGTATCTGGGATAACGCGGACGCGATGGAAGAAAAACCTACAGTTCCCATCCACAGCAACCTGAAGGGCTACTATCGGCGCGCGCTCAATGACACTTCAGGTGGAGTGCTCGAAGACGGCAAGCCGATGTGGAAGTACGAGAAGTGGGGCGACACGATCACTGCGCCGACTACGGTGGAGCAGGTTTCTCAGAAAATTAAAAGCTGGGCGCAAGTCTTTGGACCGAAGATAGAGTACGCTGTCGTGCGCTGTCTCGGTTGCAATCTGTATCACAATCAGGCAGACTGGTCGGGCACGCATTGCCCTGCCTGCAGCGGAAAGGGAACTGTGAATATCGAAGATCACGTAAAGCCGTCTTTCGTGAAGGTAAAGAAGGTCACACCTCCGATGAAGAACGGTGAGGTGCGAAAACTGCCGAAGTCGAACTCCCCGATGTGGACAACGCAGTGGACTGTGCAAGGCACGGCGAAGGCACCCTACGTGGTCAGTCGCACTGTGAATCCGAAGGGCTCGACAACGGCTGAGGGCTGGGCTTGCTCGTGCCCTAACTTTACGCAGCACTCCCCACGTACAGAGTGTAAGCACATCCTGAAGGTCATGCTATCAGAAGGCGTCAAGCCGAGCGCTGCGCCGGTCGCGCTGATGCCGGAAGATCAGCAGGAAGCGTTCCAGAAGTTCCTTCGACAGCAGGCAGCGGCGGGCACGCCAGCGTTACCGGCTGGTGCGAGCAAGCCCCTTTTTACCACTGGGAGAAAATTTCGATGACATATGAATTCCGTTCGCGCATAGTCGTAAACAATGTCGACAGTTGGACGCAACCCGACAAGATACAGCAAGCGTGCAACGAGTGGGCACAGGATGGTTGGGAAGTTTTCTCAATCGTCGTGCCTCAGCCGTCTAACTATCTTACGTATCGTCTGACGGCGAAGAAGCCAATCCCCTCCGCGCCGAAGACAGGAAGGCACTTCCGGTGAGATTTTATCTCTTGACAGCGACCTGGGGTGCTGATAGTATTTTCGAGGATAGGAGAACATCATGCGAAAGCTAATCGAGAAGCTGCTTCAGAAGTCGGACCCGTCGCAGGACTGGACTATCGTGCGTATGCGCGCGGCGATCCAGCAGATCGGTCCCCGACACCAGAGCGGGCTGTTCACGCAACGTGGCGGTGCGCGATGAGTCTACAGATGCAGTGCCACCTCACAACGCCCGCGTCTCAGGGCGAGATCAACAAGGTCGACTGGGTGGATGAATCGCTCAAGCCGAAGGCGGGTATGGTCATCGCGTTCAAGGGCGACCGGCGCGTCTGGACCGTGAAGACTGCGTACGCAAGTAGTGTCATGGACCCAGAGTCGGGCAAGGCTGGCAAGCGATGAGGGGGATGGACTCCGTCAAAGATAAGTGCGATGGGCATGATCACATGCTCATTGAAATCTATCGACGGCACGGTGCCGCGAGCGATGCCGTCGTGCGCTGGTGCATCGACTGTGGCGCGGTAGTGGTAGATGAGGATAGCGACAACCGCACAAGCCCGGGACAATATGGGAAGATGCGTTTTCCTCGGATGACATATCCGAATCAGAGGACATCATGACAGGATGCGGAAAGCTGGACAATAACGGCAAGGTCGTGAGCGGCGGCGCACTGCCCTGCGGTACGAAGCTAACGTACGGCGTGGGCAAGGGCACGCCCAAGGTCACTGAGACGCATCTGTGCAAACAGTGCCAGGAGAGGGCTACGCGCGATGGCGAATGAAATCACAATCCGAGACGAGTGGGACGGCACGCAGACGCTGCTACTTGAGGGCGAGGTGGTCCTCGAACGTAAGCCAAAAGCAGAGGTCGAACAAAAGGCGAACGTACTGCGGCTAGCGATTCTCTTCAAGGGGGTTGACAAGGTCGACCCGACCGTGTAGTATCGAAACATGAAATCACTCACGAAGGACGAACTGGGACGGTTTCTCGATGTCACGGGCAGTGACCGGCTGATGTTCACGGTGATGTTTAATCACGGTCTGCGCGTCAGCGAAGTAATTGCGTTGACGGATGCGAACGTGATAGACGGGCACCTCGTAGTGCAGCGGCTGAAGGGTAGCAAGAAGACGACCCAGAAGTTGCTGCCAGATGAGCTGGCGCTGGTCGGGATGAAAGGACAGTTCTTCCCCCTGTGTCGCATGACAGTATGGCGCAGGATGCAGGCTTACGGCGCGAAGGTCGGAATCCCGAAGCACCTGCTCCATCCGCACTCTCTGAAACACACCTGCGGGCGGCTGGGCTACAAAGGCGGCATGGGAGTAGCGGAATTGGTCGCGTACCTGGGACACAAGAACCCGGGCAACTCACTGATCTACATGGAAGCGGACGAATCAGAAGCATGCAGTGCATTCGCAGCAGCGGTCGGCAAATAGGAGGATACAATGCATAACCCTGAACCATCTGGTATCACTGAACCTGAGAATATCACTCTGGACATCGAGACGTTGCGCCCGATCCCCCGGTTCACTGCGGAGCGCACGGCATCAGGCACGAGGATGATCTTTTCCGAAGCGATGCGCGAGTACGATCTAGAAGTCGCGTACGCGGCGCGGCGCGCTCAGAATCCACCGACAACTGGCGCGCAAGGCGCGCAGGGCTTGCTGCATCTCGGCAACGCGTTTCGGTTCATCGAGAAGCTATACCTGGAAGGTGCGATTGACTTCAAGACACGACGCAGCGCCGGGAATCTTTTGTGCGACAGGTTCGAGCAGGTAACGAAAGAACTAACCATGTGGGACTTCAGCAGGGGGAATCCGGAGAATGCGGGGTGCGAATGACGCGCACACTCTTACGGCTGGTCATCCTGAAGTTGGTCGGCTTCTGTATGGTGGGTACGTGCTGGGCGCAGGACAGAGTTGATCTATTCGCACACGCGATTGCTCGCGCGGAGGGCTTTTACACATACAGATCGATCCCTAACCGCTACCACAACCCGGGCGACCTGAAGGTGCGACGCGGTGAGCGCTACCCAGGACAGATCGGAATCGGCAAGGCGAACCATGTGATCTTCAAGAGTGACGCGGCGGGCTGGGCTGCGCTCGATCACCAAATTGCGAAGGCGCTAATAGGGGAGTCTCGCTATTATCGCCAGGACATGACGCTGAATCAGGTAGCAAAATGGTATGCGGGCAACTGGCAGCGCTGGGCGAAGAACGTCGCGCGCAATCTGGGCGTCACGCCGAGCACAACGCTGGAAGAGTACTTTGAACTCGCACCGAAAGTGAGGATCGCATGGCAACTAAAGAACAGCTACTGCATGCAGTGACCGAGTCAGCGTTTAGCCAAACGTGCGAGGCGAGAGATGTGCTCCATCTCTTCGAGGGCGGCTCTGCGTTGCACGGCGCGCGGCTGACCGAGAAGTCTGATCTAGATATCTACGGCATCTTCATCGAGCCGAAGGAACACGTCTTCGGGCTCCATCCGTTCGAGCACTGCGTCACGAGCACTAGTGACATGAGCAGGCGCAACAACGCGGAGGATACAGATATTACATTGTACACTCTGCGTCGGTGGGCGCGGCTTGCGTGTCAGGGGAACCCGACTGCGTTAAGTTTTCTCTTCGCAGAGAACGCGCTAGCGCTTAACTGGGATATGCAGGATATCTCCCTCTGGGGCTCGTACGCGAGTGAGCTGCGCGGCGCTATCGTCGCGAAGTCGGCGGCGGGGCACTTCACTGGTTTCGTAACTGGGCAGATGAAGCGGCTCCTGGGAGAGAAGGGGCTGGGCAGGCACGGACAGCGCCCTGAACTCACGGAGACGCACGGGTATGACACCAAGGCGGCGATGCACGCGATCCGATTGTGCAGTGAAGGCTTTGAGCTACTGCAGACCGGCACTATCACCTACCCTCGACCCGACAAGCCTCTGTTGCTTGAAGTTCGACAGGGCAAGTGGTCACTCGATACGGTTTGCTCCGTCGTGAGCGCGCGTCTGAAGGTGCTCGAAGAGGCGCATAAAAGTTCTCCCTTGCAGTCGAAGCCCGACTATGCTAAGGTCGACAAGTTGCTGGTGGAGATGTACGAAGAACACTATTACGCAGTGTGTAACGACAACTAGGAGGATTGAATGAAACCAAAAGTGGGCGAGGTCATCTACGTCCGAAACGAGTACCAAGTGACCTACGCAGGATACGAAGTTGTGGGAGAGACGTCGCGTAGCTGGCTAGTTCTCCCTGTCGGAGCGGCTGGCTGGCAAAAGACAGCTCTTGACCGCTACGCTAGGAAGTTGCCAAAGTCAGGGAAGGGATATATCTTCGGCACCCAGGCGGATCAAGCCCTAGCACAGTGGGCGAGTAAGAATCGCTACAACATCGGTTCGTTCCTTCAGGGCACGGCTGACGCTGCGGTCATACTCGCGGTTGCAAAGTTGATCGGCTACAAGAATTTACCGGAGGTCGCACAATGAAGGGTCTGAAAGAAGCTGTCGCTGGAATCAAGTTCACCAATCGCGAGGAAATCATCGCACTGGGCGCACTCGGATACAAGATGGGAATCGAGAAGCGCAATAACCCGCGCAAGACTGAAGGCGAGCGCAAGCTGTGGGACATCGGGTACGACCAAGCCAGTAAATCCTTCGCGGACCTGTTGCGCCGCAATAACGGGGACCTTCGATGAGACTCCTCGCGCAAGACAACACACCTGCGGAAGATACAGGATTTCGCATGCCGGTGACGGAGCCGTTCGTGTACGTTCCGCGAGTTAGCCCGCCCGTGAAATCTCTACTCGACCACGTTCACAGTGATGATATCGCCACGCGCGAAGAGTCTAACGGTCTGCGCGGCGTCTTCTACATCACCGTGGACGAAGCCTCTGCCCGGGCGCGCATCTTCGCTGATATCCAGCGCAACATCGAGTTCACCAACTAGGGGAAAAACAGATGACATGCAGAGCAGCGCTCGCAGTTTTGAATATGCTGTTAGCGTTTCACGTCCACACGCACGTCAAAGGTGACCAGGGCATGACGCTCATTGTGAGGGATCACGTCGTAGTCATCGGTGCCTTCGCTGATGGGTGGCTCTGCTACGAGAATGAAGGGCGCATAGCGTGTCACAAGGCAATCGCAAAACCGACGTATAGAGAGATCAGGTGAATCATGGGTCGAATGACTCGGCGCACGAAGGCGGAACCTGTAGCACAGACTGACGCGGTGGTCGGGCGAGATATCATCGACGGGTACCAGAAGCAGAATGAGGCGGCAGCGGACCTGCTCACTGAGGGGGAAGCCGTTCAGTACTTTCACGACGGCTGGCGGTACGGCAAGATTGAAACGCTGCCAGCAGCGGACGAGCCTAGATACGGCGAGGTGCGAATCCTCCACGCTCTGACAGGCAGGCTCTGGGTCGCAGCACGAAACATCCGGAGGATCGCGTGAGTCTGATCATCAAGAAGTACAATGACCTAAGCGCGATTCACTTCTTCTACGGCGACACGGAACGGCTGCGCTTTAGTCCGAGCAAGTGGCTGTGGGTGCGCGAAGTCGAAGGCAAGCTTCAGGAACTCGCGGGCGTCACTGGCGTTGTCAAGATCATCGACAAGTCAGCAGCGCTGATGCCGTGGGCAGTTCGAAAGGCAATGGAGAAGTTGCGCCGTCTGCTGGTCGAGGGGCACCTGGGACCGGATGACTGCATCCAGGTGTTCGAGGCTGAGCTAGACGCAATCATCGCAGAGGCAAAGAAGGCAGATCGGGAGGAACTCGAATCTGCGGGGGAGACGGGGCATGACGCGCACTCGTGGATCGAAGAACTCATCAAGAGCAACCTCTCGGACAATCGCAATCGAGAACTGGAAGTACTTGCGAAGCTACCTACGGACGAGCGCGCCGCTTCCTGCTGTATTGGAGCCGTGGAGTGGATGGTCGCGCACAACGTCCGGTGGCGCAGTACCGAGCGGAAGGTCTTTCACCGGGAGCACCTTTATGCGGGCACGATGGACGGTCTATGTATCGTCGACTCATGCAGTGATCGACTCTGCTGTCCCAGTGAGTTTAAGGATCGGCTGACCATCTCCGACTGGAAGACGAGCAACTACCTGTACGTGACTTATCTCATGCAGGTGGCTGCGTATCAGGCAGCGTACGAGTGCGAGACGGGCGAGCAGGTTGAGGATCGCTGGGTCCTCCGACTGGACAAAGAGACGGGCGACTTCGACCCCTGGCACGCGGAGGGGCGCGAGGCGTTCACCCAGGACTTCGACGCCTTTCTGCAGGCGCTAGCGTTGACACGGTCGCTCAAGGCGATAGACGGGCGCATCGGGGTCATACGGGACGCGCGGCGGGAGGTGCGCAAGGCAGCGGCAGAGGCGGCGCGCGCCGAGCGCTTGGCGCTAGCGTGTGAGGGCTCGAAAAAGTACAAGGGGATAAGGGTTCCGAAGTGCGGACCCACGGGCACGGGCTGTCTGTCGTGCCTGAAAAAATATTTCGAGGTTCATCCGGAAAAACCTTGACAAGCATCAACTGAATCGTCTATTCTGTACATAGAGGAGATCACACATGGCGCAACCATTTGGGCACGACGTCCCCAGGCTTTCGTGGCTTGGTGGCAAGACTTACCCACAGCAAGGACTCAGTCGGCGCAACCGCCCCGGCAACGCGATGGAGCATGCGGCTGCGAACAAGATCAACTTTCTGCTGGCGGCTAACGTACTCGCGCACATCGAGTCCCAGCCTACGCCAGTGCTGCTCACGGATGGAAAATGAACTTCTTCACCTATATCGGCATGTCTCCCGCAGAGTTCAGCGAGAAGTATATCGAGACGGGGTACGTATCGCAGCAGAACCATAGCGAGTTCCCGCTTTCGATCTTCGCCTACTCGCGCAAGACTGTGCAAGAGCAGAGGTGGGACGGGGTCACGAGCAAGTGCCGTGGCATTGTTATTAACTGGTTGACCGGCGACATCGTCTCGCGCCCGTTCGAGAAGTTCCACAACTACGGGAACCCGATGGCGACAGACGTTCTGGGGGTTCTCGGTACTGAGGCGTTCCAGGCTCCCGTTGTGTGGGAGAAGATGGATGGGTTCATGTGTACGTTATACACCTGGGACGGAGTTGACTACCTCGCGTCCAAGGGTTCGTTTCACTCCGTTCACGCGAAGTGGGCGACCGCATGGCTGCGTAAGAGTTTTGGTGAATCTCTGGGAGTGCTCCCTGGCTATACTGCAGTGTTCGAAGGGCTACACCCCGACCTACGTATCGTCGTAGACTACAAAGAGCGCAAGGAACTGGTCCTGCTAGCTCTGATCAATAACGAGACGGGCGAAGAGTATTCACCGGGGGCTCTGATCGCGTTCGCAGACTCGCGGGGGCTGGCGACTCCAAAGCTGAAGAACGCCACTCTGAAGACAGTTCACGACGAGACGATGATCTACTGCGGGCTCGACGAAGAGGGATATGTCACCACATGGTATCAGAAGGGCAAACCGCCCTTCCGCTTGAAACTGAAGTTCATCGAATACCTGAGACTGCACCGCATGGTCACAGGCGTGTCACCCAAACGAATCTGGGAAGTTCTGGCGACCAATCAGTCATCAGAGTTGGACGAATATCTCAAGCAAAGCACTCCGTGGTTCAGCGCATTCGTACAGAAGTGGATGCGTGCGCTGACCGCCGAGTACAAAGAGATCGAGCACGGAGCCGCTGCCTCTTACAGCGTAATCCAAGGAGTGCTCAATCAGCAGTGGAAAGAATCGGGCAACATTCCGGTTCGCAAGGACTGGGCGCTGATCATAAAGCGACCAGAGTTTGTAAAGTATTCAGGTATTCTGTTCGCGAGGTTGGACGGCAAGGACGAACGTGCTATCATCTGGAAGATGGTCAAGCAGATGACCTCGGGAAAGAACCCGATGGTCGACGCGCACACATAGGAGGAAGTCATGGCGAAGCAAGTCAAAGAGACAGTCACGCGCATCAGCGCGAAGCAGAAGTTCGAGGCGTATAAGACCGCAGCGCTGCAGTATATTCGCACCCTGCGCAACCCCGCAACCCAGTCGTTTTTCTCAGTCGTTGGGTATGAGAAGGTCGACGGCAAGTTGAAACCGAGCACCATCTCAGCGCCCGAACTGTTGGCTATCGTCGGCACTGCGAAGCGCCTGGGTAAGAATATCCAGATCAACACGTTTGGTGCGGATAACGGTGGGCGGCTCGACTTCATCTTCGTGGACGAACCAGCCGACATCCCGCAGAATCTCATTTTTTAGGAGGGCGCATGTTTGATTCCGCAAAGGCGTATTACGGGCGAGTGTTCATGGAGCACTTCTTGGCTGCTTCTGGTCAAGAGCCCCTGGGCATGTCATCCGAGACGTGCATCGATCCGAAGCTGGGGGACCGCATCGTAGAGGTGGCGAATCGAGCCGGGATTGAGTTTCGAAAAGACTGGTTAGGAATTTAGGGAGGGATCATGTCACGTAAAGATTATCTCGCAGCAGGCGCGCGCAGCGCTAAGTTCGCAGTGGGCGGTACCGAAGTGCCCGACGCAAATACTGATATCTTCCGCAACGTCGCACCCGAAGGGACCCGCGACGAGACGGACATCGTCGTTGAGCACGCCCCCGTCGTTAAACAAACCTTCCGTCCGCGTGGAACGACAATCCTCGTGCGTCGCGTCACCCTTGAAGAGTTGTCCAACATCGTGATCACCGAGAACATGGAGAAAGAGAAGCCCGCCGAAGGAACCGTGATCGCCATTGGACCGAAAGTTGTTGACGTGAACCCGGGCGACCGTGTAGTATTTGGAAAGTACAGCGGGACCGAGTTCAAGCTGAACGGTGAAATCCTTCTTCTCATTATCGAAGAAGATATCAAGGGCACGGTCGAGAACGAACGTCCTGCAGATGACCCGCTATCAGACCCCAGCCGGTTCGTTAGCTACGTTGGGCGGGCGTAATGTCGAACACACAGGTATCGGCTCTGGCGTGGCTGCTTGCTGCGTCGATCTCTCTGGGGTTCGCGTTGCACAGCGTTGCCGCTGGCGTGTTCTTGTTCTCGATCATCAACGTCATCGCATTCATGATAGTGCATCTGAAAGGGTGAAAATGAAAGACCTAGCTAAGGAAAATCGACGGCTACGCAAAGCGTTGGGTGATGTTACGGCTGCATACGTCAAGATCATTGACTTGTTTCTCGAATGCAGCATGGAGAATGTCGGACTAAAACCAGCAAAGAAATAGGAGAGTCATCTGAATCGCATCTTTGGGAGGAAGTAAATGGAACCAAACATTCCTGCTGTAGTTGGAGAGATCGAAGCTGGGCGCGCCGCGAAGGTGCGCAGGGATATCAACAAGCTGATCAAAGGTCTTAACAGCAGTGAATTTGACATCGCTGACTTGCTGCACGAGGCGAAGTCGAATCACTACTACTCACCTGACTTCGAGTCTTTCTCAAAGTTCGCAAAGAGTTTGAGCATTAAGTACAGCCGTGCCTACTACTACGTCAAGGTCATCGAACTTATGAAGGGCGTCGGTCTGGGGCGCGATGTGTATGAGCCCGTTGGGATGGGCAAGCTGCGTGTGATCTCTCGGCTGAATTTAGAGGGTGAGTTTAAAGGCGTTCCAATGCCGCTCATCATCAAGGAACTCACCGAGAAAGCTAGCGGTATGTCCCTGGAAGAGGTAACGTTTGAGGTCGAAACGATCCTTGGGCTTACTGAAGACGAATCAATGGTGTGGCTCAACATCCACCTGAAGAAACTCGCGCGTGAGAACTGCGTTAAGCCCGCTCTGGCTCTGGCGAAGAAGCACATGCCTGAGTCCCAGACGAAGGATGATGACGGAAACTTCGTCGATCCGAGCGACGGCGCAGCGCTGGAGATGATCTGTGCGAACTTCCTGGCGGATGAGAACTTCAACCCCACGGAACCCGCAGAGATGGGCGCTCCTGACCTTTCGGACGTCGACGACGACCCGATTGAAGACATCAACCAACAGATCGCAGAACTCGAACAAAAACTTCAAGACCAGTGAGGTGCGTTGCATGACAGTTCGACAGCTAGACCTGAATCGACAGAGCTACAAGGCACAGGCACTCGCGTCGCGGTTCTCTCTCCGTATAGTGGGACAGACTGAAGCGACCACAGCCCTCTCCTCCGTTCTGGAGAAGTTCCAGAGCGGATTTTACGACCGGACGAAGCCGATAGCGAGTCTGCTGTTTCTCGGACCTACCGGAGTCGGCAAGACCGGTGTCGGGGAAGCTTTTGCTGAAGGTCTATTTGGCGACCCGAAGAAGATGTTGAAGGTGGACTGTGCGGAGTTCCAACACAGCCACGAGATCGCAAAGTTGGTCGGCTCTCCCCCAGGCTACCTGGGACACCGTGAGACGCACCCGTTCTTCACGAACGCAAGCGTCCTCGCGGCACGCTCAGGGACTGCCCACAGCGAGCTAATGCCCTTCACGATTATCATGTTCGATGAGATCGAGAAGGCGAGCGACTCTCTGTGGAATCTCTTGCTGGGCATTCTCGATAAGGGTACCCTGACTACGGGCGCGAACGAGGTCGTCGACTTGACCTCTACCGTCATCATCATGACCAGCAACGTCGGCTCCGCTGAGTTAGCCGATGAAAGTGCAATTGGTTTTACTGGCAGCACCAAGGAACGTAGCGAATCACAGATGAAAGAGATCGCTATGGCTGCGGCACGCAGCAAGTTCAAGCCTGAGTTCTTGAACCGGCTCGACAAGGTCATCATGTTCAAGACTTTGACGCCGAGCGACCTCGACTCGATCCTTAGCCTGGAGCTGGAGAAACTGTGGGACCGGATCGCATCGCACTCACCCGTACAGTTTGAGTTTCAAGTCTCCCCTTCGGGCTTGCGGCAAATCTTGAAGGAAGGGTACGACCGGAGATATAACGCCCGTAACCTGAAACGGACGATTGACCAGCACGTCGCAACACCCCTGGGCAGACTCGTTGCGACTGGGCAAGTCTTGCCGAGCGATACGATTATCGTTGACTACGCAAACGGGATATGGGAGTATTATGCCGAGCCTGCCAAGAGCGATCAGCAACGCGGTGTATCAGCGGGATAGCTGGAAGTGCCGACACTGCGGGAACCGACAGACGCTCGATCCGCACCATGTGATCTACCGGAGCGCGGGCGGCTCTGATGAGATGTCAAATCTCCTGACGCTTTGCAGGCACTGTCATATCGATGGAGTTCACGGCGGGAAGTTGCGAATCGAGGTTCTCCGGACCACGGCTCGCGATCTGGAAGTAAAATTCTGGCACCTGGAGGGATGGAAACCATGAGCGAATTTATCACAGCGGGCGGCAACACCTCAGCAGAAGCGCGCGAGTGGGCGACGAAGGAAGGGCTCACCGTCAGGACCCCAGCCGACAACGAATTGTTTATTGACATCGACAACAGCCTGGAGTTTGACCAGTTCGTGCGAAACTACGACATCGTAGACCGGTTCGCAGGCATCCAGAACGTCTTTACAACGCCCTCTCGCTCGAAGCCTGAAGGGAAACATATCGTCGTAATTCTCTACAACAAAATCACTCCCTTGGAGCGCATCGCGCTGCAGGCTATCCTTGGCAGTGATCGGCGGCGCGAAGGGCACTCCATCATTCGGTTACAGGACGGTGATCGTGAGCCAACGCTGTTCTTTGAGAAAGCGTAAATGCTTCGCATCCAGAAGTTTCGTTGGTCGGCGGCAATTGATGACGACCCCCTCGTAGACTTTCCCATGCGCTTTAAGACTACTCCTGCAGGGCGCGTTTATCTGGAGCAATGTGTAGATTCCGTTCTGATGTGGTGGGTGTACGAGGAGACGAATGATGCAAGATCGACCGTATCAAACTGAAGCTATCGCTGCGACGCTCTCTGAGTACGATAAGGGCATACGTCGCATGATGCATGTGATGGCGACCGGCACGGGCAAGACTATCGTGTTCTCGAAGCTGTACGATGCTATGAAGTCGCGCCTACCCGGGCAGATGCTCGTGATCGCGCATACTGAAGAGTTGGTCAAACAGAACGCGGATAAGATGCAAGCGGTCAACCCTGCGCTCAGCGTCGGGATTGAGATGGCGGGAACGCAGTGCGACCCTCTTTTTGATGACGTCGTCAGCACCAGCGTACAGACTCTCGGTCGGAAGGATACTAAACGTGTTGACAAATTCAACTGGGACAAGATCGACAAGATCGTTATCGATGAAGCTCATCATGGCGTTACTGACGGCTACCGTCGCATCCTTGATGCTGCTGGCTCTCTTCGCGATGATACTCGCAAGTTGCTACTGGGTGTTACCGCTACTCCCAACAGACCCGACGGGACACCACTCAGTGATCTCTTCGAGAAGGTCGCATACGTCTACAGCATCCGACAGGCGATCAAAGAGCAGTGGCTCGTGCCCGTCCGTGGGTTTCGCACCGTCACAGACACGAAGCTAGACGAAGTCAGCAAGAGCGATGGGGACTTCGTCAAGAGCGAACTCTCCGCTGCTGTTAACCAGGAGAAGCGCAACCGACAGATCGTAGACGTCTGGAAGAAGCTAGGCGAAGATCGGCGGACGCTGGTCTTCACGGTGGACATCCAGCACGCGAAGGATCAGGCGCAGGCGTTTAAGGATCGCGGTATTGCCGCCGAAGCGGTGTGGGGCGATGATCCTCTCAGACAGGAGAAACTCGATGCTTTCCGTACGGGTAGTCTTAACGTTCTTACTAATTGCAATGTGCTCACTGAAGGATACGATGATCCGGGTATTGCGTGCGTGGTACTTGCTCGTCCTACCACGTCTGGTGTCCTATTTACCCAGATGGTAGGACGCGGCACGCGACTATTCGCGGGCAAGCAGGACTTGATCGTCATAGACGTCGTTGACGGCACGAGCAAGCATAGTCTGCTCACGCTACCAACGCTGATGGGCATGCAGGCGTCGCTCGATCTCCAGGGGCGCGGTCTTCTGGAAGCCGTCGAAGAGTTGGAAGCGCTGAAGGAAGAACATCCGAGCGTTGACTTCTCTAAACTAGAATCGCTCGATAAAGCGAAGTGGCTTATTGAGCAGGTTGACTTGTTCCAGGTACGCTTCCCGGCTGAGGTAGAATCAAATAGCGAGTTGATGTGGTTCCGCGCTGTTGACGGCGGCTACAAGATGCTTATCCCGAAGGAAGACTCGCGCGCTGGCTTTGTGCGCGTCTTCGAAAACGCACTCGGTAAGTGGGAGTTGGTCGGGCGCATCAACGAGGATGAGTTCCACGGCACTCGCCCGAGCATAGAAGAAATCTTCAAGGTGAGCGATGAGCAGGTCCGCAAGCGCGTAACGAAGATGACGCTCACGAAGATACTGCGCGAGGCGACTTGGCACGGCAAGCCGGTCACCGGTGGACAGAAGGCGATGCTCAAGCGGTTATTCCCGCACAAGGCATTTGCGTTTGATCTGATGACCAGCGGACAAGCGAGCAAAGTCATAAGCGAAAGGCTAGCGAGGAAAGCATGAAAGTCATTGTCGAACCTTCTCTGTTACAGCGCGGAAGTTATCGAGTGCGACTCACCCAGAATAACCAGACCTTCTATCTCGGAGTTGAGAGAGATCAGGAAGACGCAAGATTCGTAGCGAAGATGTTTCGTCATGCGCTAAAGGCGCACACTGATAAGGCAATCTCGAAAGCAATGGGGGACCGATGATCGATTCACGCGTAGCAAAGATCACAAGTGAAATTTCGGCTGAGGTCGCCCGAACGATGGAACTCTTCCCGGTCCCGATGCACAGCGTGCATGAGGCGCTAGGTGTCATACGCGAGGAGTACATCGAGTATGAGGATGACGTGTTCGCCTTCAATCTCCGCAAGGGGAAGGATACGCGCCCGCACATGCGTAAGGAGCTGATCCATCTCGCGGCGATGTGCGTGAAAGCGATCATGTACACTATAGACACCGACGTCGAGACACAGCGCGTCGGTTACCAGTATGAATGCCTGTGTATCCCGAAGCCGAACGACTTCAGACATTCGATAGCCTGTGCGGTCTATAATAAACATCGCAAGGCAGAGTTTGAAGGTGACAGTCCAAGTGGCGGCTGCATCTAATGACTACGAAGGAGAAGGCGCAGGATGCCCGCCTACGGCGCGTCTATAAGAAGACCCTCGCGGATAAGCTGCAGGAGATCGCGGACCAGGGTGGCGGCTGTGCGATCTGCGGGCGACCGTACCCACAGTACATTCTCAACCAAGATCACGACCACGCATGCTGCAAGCGACCCCGAGGCAAGAAGGGCAACAACGCAGTGTTCTGCGGCAAGTGCAACCGAGGCTGGCTTTGCTACTTATGCAACAAGTGGGCGATAGGTGCCCTGGAGTTCATGGCAAAAGTTAACATCCCTGCAGAGAAGGCATTCATCTATCTGAAGGAGTGGCACGAGAAGATCGCAGCACGAGGGGGCTATGAACCAAAAAAAGAAGAAGGCTCCAAACTACGCAAAACAAAAAAGCGCGTTCGATCAAGTGCTCGCAGCGTACCGAAGGTCGAGAAGCAGCAACGGACTCGGCGCAGCAAGCTGGAGTGCCTCAAAGGGAGCGACGGCGCAGGACCCCGCGAAACCTAACATGTCGGAATTCCGAGCTGACGTTGAGAACACGGTCGAGAAGTTGGTCGCCAAGAAATATCATCCGTGGTTCTGGGCAGCGTACAGTTGGTTCGACAGTGACGACGCAATTGAGCGCGAGCTGTTTGCCCAACGACTAGTTGGAGATCGGCGGCACTCCTGGGAGCAGCGACTCGGCGGGAAGTTCATAGAGGTCGGTCTGTTCACCCCAGCGGCATACTTTTCGCACAAGAGGGTCTGATGAAGATCAAACTGACGAAGTGGGGAGATTACGAGCACATCGTGAAGTTCCCCGTCCTCTCAAATTACTTTGTCCACGTCATATTTACTGACAGCATCGCCCGCTCGCGTAAGGCGCGATACGGAACGGAGGGGGCGGCAGAGGGCGCGGCGGCGCTGTCTTCTGTAGCAGTAGGCGGGCACGGTCACCTCTTCTTCAAGCTGGACAATAGCGAGGGCATCATAGCGCACGAGGCGTGGCACGCGGTGTTCCGCATGTTCGAGTGGGCGGGCGCGGAGCTGGATAACGAGATGGTTGCATATCACCTCTCTTATCTGGTAGACCGCATCGCATCGTTCAGGAGTCACATAGAGTTTTTGGAGTCAAATCAAAGCAGCAAGAATGAGGCAACAGATGGGAACACGGATTCACAACGGAAGCTGGCTGGACTGCAAGGTCTGTCCACACAGTCCGGAGGAGCTGGCGCAGAAACGGGAGAAGCGAGAGCGTCCTACGTTCAAACGCAAGAGAGTAACAGCGGCGACGGTAGACCTAGCCGTACGACGACAGGTCGCGTACGAACTCGGACCTAACGGCGAGCCCACGAGCGAGCAGAAGTTCCAGGTGCTCCAGAAGTACGGGGTCGCGGCGGCTCGCATTGATCGCGCGGTAACGAAGCCGGGATGGATGTCCGAGGGAAGATGGCGGACATTGAAAGCGGAATTCTACCAAGCGACAAAAAATCTGGTCGCGAAAGATCAGTTTCGACGAAAGACTCAACATGACCCTCGATCTAATCGGACGTCAGATAGGACAAGTCATCGTCCTTCAACGAAACGGTACTAACAAAGCAGGACGCAGCTTGTGGGATTGCAAATGCGCTTGTGGAAATATCTTTTTGCGAACAGGAGAAAACCTCAAGCGCAGCCTTGCAAATGACAACGCGCATCAAGGCTGCGACGCCTGTCACACTCGACGTACCCTTCGCCCTTATGAATGGCTATACAAGGCATTGTGCTATTGGGCTACACGGTTGAAACGAGAGAATACTTTGACCTACGAAGAGTTTCTACGTTTCACGCGTCACCCTCAATGTCACTACTGCTTAGCACAGCTTGTGTGGGAACCGCACCAACATGGCGGAAGCACTCGTTCAAAACAGCGGTATAACTTAGATCGCAAAAATTCAGCGCTCGGGTATTCCTACGAAAACTGTGTTGCCTGCTGTCCTAGGTGTAATCTAAGCAAGCGGGAGGACTTCACGTACGACGAGTGGTATAACATGACTTCGTGGTTCAGGAGGATTAAATGTCAGAACCAATAACTGAACAACCGGGGCTCACAGCCGAAGAACTACAGCGGCTCCCGCCCGAGCTTCGTCCAGGACCGGACGGCAAACCGCCCGTAATGACGGAGAAGTTACTGCGCCAGATGCGCGGTCACTACTTCACGGTCAAGCACGTCCTGCTCGAACAGTGCGGGCATAGGCTCGATATGATCACAGAGCCGCGAACCAATTGTGAGAACTGCTGGTGGCAGTGGTTCTTGCATCACCCACAGTTGGTCGAGACGACCGACCAGTTCTATCGCACGCAGGGCAAGCAGCCGCTCATCGCGATGCGCGGGAAGAAGTACGCTACTATGTTCTTTCGTTTCATGTCGACCTACATTCGACTGGCGAAGGAAGAGGCGGCACTGAAAGCACAGGAGCAGGCAAATGTCTCTACAGGTCAAGGTCAGTCCCAACCAGGAGTCCTCGGTGACGGCACCCCCGTCGAAGAAAGCGGAGAAGTTAGTCAAGCTGCCGGAACTCTCGAAGGCTGATAAGCTAAAGGCGATTGACGGTGTCATCCGCTCGTTCAACGCCGAGTACGAGACGCAACTCATCCAGAAGCTGGGCAAGAAGACGGGAGTCCGTCTACCTTGCCTTGCTTCAGGCATGCCAACGTTTGACGAGATTTTAATGTCTTGCGGCGGTCTACCGGATGGTCGCGTAGTTGAAATCTATGGACCGGAATCATCCGGTAAGACCACGCTCAGCCTGCACTTCATCGCGATGGCGCAGCGCGCGGGCGGCTTCGCAGCATTCATTGACGCAGAGCACGCACTCGATCCGAACTATGCGAAGAAGCTGGGTGTTGACGTCGACAACTTGCTGATCAGCCAGCCGGATTACGGCGAGCAGGCATTGGAAGTTCTCGATGGCTTGATCGACACGCGAGCGTTTCGCATCATCGTCGTTGACTCTGTCTCGGCTCTCGTTCCTAAAGCCGAACTCGAAGGCGACATGGGCGATAGTCACATGGGTCTGCACGCGCGGCTAATGTCCCAGGCGATGCGTAAGATCGTAGCGAAGGCGCACAGGGCAGGAGTCCTGGTGATCTTCATCAATCAGGTGCGCGAGAAGATCGGCGTGACGTTCGGAAATCCGGAAGTCACTACTGGTGGGCGCGCGCTGAAGTTCTGGTCATCTGTACGACTGGAAGTGCGTCGGTTGTCGAAGACAGATGGGGGCGAGATCAGAGATGATCAGGCAGTCCACATCGGGCATAAGATGCGGATCAAAAACGTGAAGAACAAAGTGGGTCCTCCGTTCCGCGAGACGATAGTCAACCTGCTGTACGAGACTGGGTTCGATCTCAAGAGCGATGTCGTTGCGTACGCGATCAAAATCGGCGCGGTGATCGAAGGCGACCAGACGAAGGAAGACGTCAAGGCAGGAACGGGCAACGGAGTTCCGAAAGGCTGGTACGGTTTCAAGAACGAAAATTATCGAAGATTGGACTTGACACAGGAACCTCTCTTCGATACTATTAAATCAGAAGCCGAGAAGATAACGACGGAGAGGTTGAACGATGAACAAGTTGCCGCTGCCCTGGAAGCCATTTAGCGAAATGCAGGAAGTTTCTGCTCTTAACATCCGGTGGAGACGAAGCGCATTCTAGACCCTACGTCAGCCACTTGAAGGGAGAGGATTAGCCAAGGTCGACTTGGGCACGATCCCCCGACCTTTTCGCCGTACCTCTCCCGGTACTTTCTTGATCTTGGCACTGTGCGTGAGAGGCTTAAACGTAGGTGAGCGTAGTTCGGAGATGCAAAAGTGGGACGTCACTCCCAGTCATCCCTCCGAACCGGAGTTCGAATCTCCCGGTGTTAAGTTTGATTTTGGGCACCTAATTGATAGGCAGATACCGCAGAACACGGAGAAGCGGGTAGCCCCCGCCGAACACGGTCATAATGCTGCTGTGCCCTGGGGCGAGGACGGCTCACTCGCCCACTAAATCTTTGGAGGAACCTATGACCGACTTTATGGGGTTTTGAGAAGGATCAAGAGCCCAAGGGTAAATAGAATTCGAAGCAGGGGTGGGTTTGAGAAGCAGGCAATCGCGTAATAAAAACGCGGTTCGAGTTCTGACTTACCCTGTTCCATGCGTTGAAACCACATAACACGCATGTAATTTCTGGTCGTTAGTGACTGCTCTCGGCTCTCACGCAGGGTCGGAGGTAACGCGAACACCTTCACCAATCCTCGTCGCGGAGGGGCGGTAGAGAGCAGTTTCTAACACCCAGATTTTTTGAGGAGACACTATGAAAAAGCCGTTCAAGTCGAAGCCTGTTCCTGTGCGCGATCCCTTGGCAGATGCCAAGTTTGCGTACTTCTCGGTTTGCTGCAACACGGTAGCGAAGAAGACGCCTTGCGTCGCAGCGAACAAACTGACCCAGGCTCACCTGGGAGCGCATCCAGAGGCTGAGGGCTCACTCGGCTCGTGGCGCTGCTCTGGATGTTCCAAGTCGTGCAAATGCACGCGCAACGTCCGCAACGTGGAGGTCACCAATGAACCAGCTTCGTAATTTCCCGCTCGAACGGCTGATCGAGGTTGATGAAGAAAGCGATGGGTTGAAGTCGCTCCGCGCGCTGCGCGAGAGGTACGAGGCGAAGTATGTCAACCCGAAGATCAAGGGAAATTACTACCGTGACTCAGCACGGGCTGTTGATGACCTCATGGGTCCGATGTTCGGGGAGACTCTGCTGGAAGCAACCAGTGAATTCGAACCCGTGCTCAGCAACAGCGAAGAATTGCGCATCCTTGAAACCAGTCTGGAGGGGCGATGAAAACTCTATTTTTAATCCCAGTTCTGCTGACCGGCTTGCTGGGTTGTGACTCCGCTCCGCTAAAGACCGTGCCAACCAGCAACTCGAACTTCAAAGTCGACTTTCTCTTCGAGAACGAAGGGTGCCGCGTCTACCGATTCGTAGATGCGGACGAGAACATCTACTACACGCACTGCGGGGTGCAAATCCAGACGTCGTGGGATCGCTCTTGCGGAAAGGGATGCGTCGAGCATCTCGTGGTTTCTGGCGATGACAGCGGTTCTTAGTACGGTTGGGTCCGTGGCGTCGATCCTCGGACTCTTCCTCTCCCTCTACATCCTCTGGCGCGAAGATCGCATTGAGGACGAAGTGCTCGATCTCACTCAGAAAGAGGCAAAGCGGCATGACAAATAAAACTCTGAACGCGCTGGTTGAGGCTTTGGTGTGGGGCACTCTGATCACAGGAGTCCTTCTTCTATCTCAGTTCGGGCACTGCTCAACCACGTCCAGCCGTGAGAACTCCCTGGGCACCATCTCCTACAAGTCGAACCCGCTGATGTACCTCGCAGCCAGTCTCTCGACCAACGGAAACGCGGTGGATGAGATCGACGGCAATCTGAACCTCAGACTGAAACCCGTTGGGACCTACATGCTGTATGATGAGTCCATCCTGTTCTGTGGGTATCCGACCGACAAGTTCGAGGGAGTCAAGGAGCCGTTTCTCTTGACTTACGAGCGAGTCTCGCACCACAACGTGCAGGGTGTCGGATGCCACAATCTCGTGCGGGTGGACACAGTAGTCCTTAAGAAAGAGCGAATGCGATGAAATACAGACCGGCATGCGGTGGGTTAGTTGAAGCGATGGGTAAAGCGGTCAGGCTCGACGATACGAAGCACGCATTGGCTGTTCATCTCAAAGAGCCTGTCGAGGATATTGAAGTCAAACCCTATGCGTACGACGAGCGAATCCAATGGCACACTTACCTCGTCACCGTGCGCGGGAGCGCCGTCGGTTTCACGAATGAGGGCGTATGAGAATCGGTATAGAGATCGAGCACTGCTCGCGTTTGCAGGACCCTGTTCCTTCGTGGGCACTGACAGTGGTCATCCCCTGGAAATGGCGTCGAAGCAGCGGTATGCGCGAAGGGTGGGGTTGGAGAGCGAAGACCTGGAGGTTTTACTATGGCAATGTTTGAGTTGGCAATTCCGACCGTCCTGCGGCACGAGGGCGGCTACGTGAACGATCCGTCAGACCCGGGCGGCGAAACGAACTTCGGCATCTCCAAGCGCAGCTATCCCAGTGTGGACATCAAGGGGCTGACTATCGCTAGCGCTAGCGCGATCTACCTGCGCGACTGGTGGGATCGGTATGGATATGGATTGATTATCCCGCAGGCTGTGGCTACGAAGGTGCTGGACATGTCAGTGAACCTCGGAGCGTCCCGCGCGCATAAGCTAGTGCAGCAGGCTGTTGAGGTCGACCAGGACGGTGTCATTGGTGCCGCTACCCTGCACGAGCTAAATACTCGGAACTCGCTTGAAGTCATCCTGAGTCTACAAAATACACAAGCGAAGTTCTATCGCGACTTGGTCGCGGCAAATCCGGAGCGGCAGAAGTTCCTGAACGGGTGGCTCGCGAGGGCGTATGACCGGAATTAGACTCTACCCGAGCGAGATGACGAAGCTGGCAAACCTCTGGGAGTTCCACTGGAGAGACTGTCGAAATCAAGGCGACGTGAAAATTGAGCATCGCTCGGGCGGCGGGATCGGAACGCGCACAGTCGTCACCTGCAGGTGTGGAGTGGAGCTAGATATCACTGACTACAGCATGTGGTGAAGGAGCCGAGATGATGGAGCCGAACAAGCTGGACCTGCTAGAGACGGGTACGAGATGGGAGCATTACGCAGAGTTGCGCGAACTGTTCGCCATCGGAATTGAAATCCTCAAGCACCTCACCATCCGCAACAGTCATGATAGCGACAAGCAGAAGAAACTGGAGAATGCGGTCGAGATGATCGACGGGCGGATTAACCTGCTCGCAGATTACATGGCCCAGACGACCTACGGTAGTAAGCTGCGGGGGGTTGTGGACGGCGACGTGGATAACCTCTTCCGGAAATTAAAAAAGGAGAACGAAGATGCGACAAACCCGTCCGATGACCACAGCGCAGGCGCTCCGTCTCATCCGTCAACATAAGCCGGTCACTCCTGCACAGTGGAAAGCTTTGAGGTTAAAGTTTCGCTTTATCGGCGCAGGAGTCTTCAGGGAAGTATGTCGCATTGTCGGGACTGACCTTGTGGTGAAGTCTCCCCTGAGCGAAGGGCGCGGAGCCAAACTAGACTACAGTCAAGGCATTCAACATTCAAAGAGTGAGATGAATCGTCTGGCACGGCTCGCGAAGATCGACGTGCTTAAGCCCTACCTTCCGACCGTTCACTACTATGACGCGAAATACGGCATCATAGTCATGAAGTTTTATCCTGCGATCCCCGCCAATAAGAAGGTCGAGTTGCTGGGGAGGGTCATCAAGTCGCTCGTCTCAAAACTTGCGGGCGTGACGATGAGTGACATACATGATGACAACATCCGACAGAAGAGAAGTGATTGGCAGGTTCCTGTCTTCACTGACCTGGGGTACTGACCAATGGCAATCTTAGCACGTAGCTTCTGTCGTCATTGCTCCAAGCCAATTCACACCGAGGGCGTGAAGAACAGTTATTACCACGGATGGTATCACGACGCCACAGGCAAACACGCTTGTACCGAAGCGGAGCCGTTGCCGTGTGGGAGCTGTGGCAAGTGCCTCGACTGTATCCGGTTGGAACGATCAGACTCTAAATAAAAATAAGCCCCCGCCGACTCCGGAGAGTGGTGGGGGCTTGGTGTTTAGGATTTAGAGAAGGATGCGATAGCCCAACTCCAATCGGTATTTGCGGAAGATGTGATAGTGACGTTGATTGGCGCAGCCGACGAATCGATCAGATACGCGGATGATCCAGATTCACAGTTCCCGTTCTGTAGTTGAGACAACGCAGACCCTGGGGGGACACCCTGCCCGCCATTGAATCCGTTGTTGACCGTGGCGGGCGCTGCGCCCTGATTAGAGGATGTTCCTGCTACGATGACCTCTCCTGCGCTGGAGGGCGTGATACTGTCCGTCGTAACCGCCGCGCCTGAAACTGATCCAGTACTCTCCGCGTGAGTATCCATAACCCAGGTTCCTGCGGAAGAACTAAATGCAAAGACCTCTACTGCGTTCTCATTATCAGAACCGTTCGTATGGAACTGGTGCGCTGTGCTGGTGATCGGGTTGGATACCCAAGCCAGTCGTGCCTGGGGGACAAAGTTGGGCGTCGAGATGGGTCCTAGACTCCACGTATTGTTTTGGCTGTCCGTCACAGTTACGGATGTGTCGTTCGCGTGCGCGCGAATGAAAGCGACAAACAGAGTTGCGCCCGTCGTGTCGATTGAGCTTGCCCCGCCCGCCGCGCCGGTAGTTGAGTTGGTGCCGCCGAAAGCGGTGGAGAACGCCGCTATGGAGGCGATGAACGTCGGGGGAGTCGGGGGAGGTGGAGCAGAGCCGCCCGCAGCGACTACAAGGTGGAGCTGTGTGTACTCGATGTTCGGGCTTGTGACTGTGCCTACGACCGTGATCGTGTACCGCCCGCCTGGGACAGATGAGGCTACTGTGATCGTCGCGACGGCGGTGCCGGTATCAGGGTTCGGAGCGAAGGTAACGGTGACGCCTGCCGGTTCCCCGAAGGAGGTCAACTCAACACTGTTAGTGCCGAGGAGATTAGTGACGTTGATGTTAACTGTGCCAGTCTTGCCCGGGGCGATTACTACGCTGGGAGGGACGACTTGCGTAAGGAAAGACACCTGATTGCCGAAGTGCGCGGGGCTAGGGAGCCAGCGCACAGGGTTCCCCGCCATGCGTATGTTTGATTGAGGCTGCGGGCTCCCAAAGGGCTCGCTGGAACCGCCAACTGGATTGCCGAACTGGTGGGGGAGGATGATGGGCGTTCCGTTGCGGAAATCGCCCGAGCGAACTAAGCCTTCTGGCATGGTGACCTTTCAAATTTGGTGGACAGTGAGAGAATCGAACTCTCAATTCCTGCGTGCAAGGCAGGGGTTATCCCGTTTAACTAACCGCCCAAAGACTGGTTTTTGCCGCAAGAGAGTTCCAGCGTCTCGGATGTAACGGCGATATGGCTGGCACGGGAGGAATCGAACCTCCATCTTTCACCTTAACAGGGTGACAACTTACCGTTAGCCCACATGCCATCAAATCTACAGTGCTCCAAACTTTGCGAGTGTGATGACTGTTGCAATCACCCCGCCGAGCATATAGCGCAATTTGCTCTTGCGCGCCTCAGCCTTGATTACACTCTTCTCGTCTTCGCACTTCTTTGCTGCGTCTACGTTCAGGACCTTCAGCCCCGTGACCTGCGTGGTGAGGTCCCCGTTCGTCTTCTGTGCCTGCACGAGCAGTCCGTCTTCAATGACAAGCCTCTGATTGGATGCGTCCAACTCTTTCGCCTGTACCGGGATGATCTCCAACTGTTGCACGGTCGCGACCGCACCGGCGCTGGGTAGCGTAACGCCGCTTGGCGTAACCGAAGCGCTGGCGTTCGGAACTAGAGTGTTCCAACGCGCCGTCAGTTCGGTCGGTGTCATCGTAGCATCTTTCTTTTGCTGTGAGGCGAGCGTAGCGATTAGTGACAGGACCTGCGCCTGGAGCGCCGCCTGCTTTGCGTCACTCGCCGCCTGCATCTGCTTCATCGTAGCGTTATCGGATAGAACTTGCTGGGCAATCGCTGCGTTCTTAGCGAGGTCTGCGTTGACCACGAGTGCCTGCGCAGCCAGATTTGCCTTGTCGTGGTTGACGATTAGGCTGTCGATCTTGCTGACTCCCCCTAAGAGAGCGCCCGCTGCGACGAGAGCTAGTATCACCTTCTCGTGCGCCGCGAAAAATTTTATGTAGCTATCCAGCATATCCCCTCCTACTTCCAAGCGTTCTCGATGCGGAGCAGATTCTTTGCCCGCTGTATATCCCCTGCGCGTGCCTTAGACCCGTGGTCCGCCTGGAAGAGATTGAGCGTGATGCACATCCAGCGTCCCCACGTCTTGCCAAGCCGATCAGCGCGAGCTGCGTGCGTGGATATCGTCTCTCCCGGTTGCCCGCGAAACAGGAAGACATTTCCAAACTGATCGAGCGCAACGAGTACTCGATGCGCCCAACCTTCCTGCGACGCCTGTAACTCTTGCGCCTCTTCCTGCGGTGTGCTTAATGCGATTACGGGGTCTGTCATAAGTCTCCTATGTTGCCGACAGAACGCTGTAGTACGTGATGACGCGGAGGATGCTACCGTCGCCCCCTCCAGTTGGACTCGCAGCGCTAGAGTTGATTACGAGAGGTGCGTTAGTCGCGTTCGCGACCTGGATGACAGCATTCTCCACGATTGCTGGAGAGACTTGACTGGTTGTCTGATCTAACAACCCGACCTGTGTTAAGAAAAACCAAGAGACGTTTCCTGCCACGGAGGTTGGATCGCCCACCTGCAGATTCGCCCCAACAACTCCGGTGAAGGGAGTTCCACCGTAGATGAATTGAAAGATCACCACGGTTGGCGCGATGTACTGGTTCGCACCAGGAGCCGGAACTAAAACTACAGGAGTCGTCGACAGCGCGAGAATCTGTGCAGCGGTCAAGTTAACGACGGATACCGGTTGCGACCCGCCACTAGCTGCGGTTGTCTGGGTAGTCCCGTCAGTAAACTCGACGCCCTGGACCTGGATGGTTCCGTCGCGCACGATAGCGGAGAGAAGATTCCCCTGCTGGTCGGTATACTTCACGAAATTGTTTTGTGAATCTTCAAAGGGCAGCATGTTTATTTCACTTTCTTCGGCAACTTCTTACTTTTGGTTGCGGAATCCCATTCAGCCAAGCCCTTCTTCCCAAGAATTTCTGGATGGCTGTGCATGTAGCCAGCCTGTGCCAAAGATGCGAAGGGGTTTGCAGGCACTAAACCGCTCGATAGAGGACCGAACGATACTTCTCTCGACTTGCCGCCGAGACGCGAAGGAATCATCTGATGTTCCTTCACGTAGACCTGTGGGTTTGCCGTCTTGCCTGCGCCGTAGGTATGGCTGTATCCGCACGGATTCTCCTGCGGAGGTTTCGGCTGGTCCTTAGCGTCTTCCGCTGGACTCTGTGTTGCTCTGTTGGGTAGCTTGCTCATGTGACTCCCTTACCACGAATACTTTCTTAACTCGAAGGGACCGAAGCGATAACTCGTGTAGGGATTGTAGCCCCACATCGTCCCGTTCATACGGAAGGTCTTTCCGAAATGCCAGTGCCGCCAGTAGGTGTGGAATGACATTAGTCCTCCGTTTCAATCCCTGGATGTGTGATCTTCTTCGGACCAAACGTCGCGTGCTTAGAGAAGACGTTGCCCGAGGCTGCTGATCTCTGTGCGACCGACGCCAACTCCGCGCCTACGTTCTCTGCCTCTTTTAGATTCACGGTGGGGCGCTGAAGCGCAACGTTGACCTTGCCCGAGGGCAAGCCTGCTGGAAACTGTCCTGACTGTCTCATACTATTCTCCCCAAGCCCACCCACAGAGACAGTGAAGAATTTCCTTCAGTGTCCTCTTGTGAAGTTCACGTCCACATTGACCACAGCGACGCATCCACATAAGTTCCTTTTTTAAGCGGGACTCGCCCCGAGTTGAACGGGGACGCAGGGGCGGGTTTTATACCGTCCCTTGCTCTACCCTTGAGCTACGAGTCCCATAAAGCCTCTGCGTCCCAGGTTGACAGAGGCTCAGAACGATAGCAACAGTGTCATGCTAGGCTTTGCCGCCCTGGGCGTTCTCTGCTTTTGCCGCCTGCTCCGTGCGGAATTTCTTATGCCGCTCTTGCATCGCAGGTATCTTAGACGCGATCAGCGCCATGACGCGCGCTAAGACGCCCTTTGAGTTCTCTGTAACCGGACGGTCGTCTAGGAGATTGCCGGTCGCCTGTGCATCGAGCAAGATGCCCATACACGCCCGAGAGTGACCGAGGTGATGACATCCCGAATCCTCTGCCTCTTCCTCTCCTTCGAACCACGCGTCGAGATGACGCTTAGCTGCGGCGACATAGATCGACGCAACAACCTTGTTCGCCCGCCAGTTATACGGATCGTACTTGCCTGCTCCATCCATCATTGCCAAGGATTCCCACGCTATCGCGACTGCAGGGACCTTGGTAGAGTCGACCTTCTTGCTACCCAGAAGGTCCTTGGGGTTGGCTCCGAGAGCCTTCGATGTCGGAGCGATGATCTCACTCATTTACTCCTCCTAAAATTTGACTGTGTTGGGTACGACGCGCAGGGACCTCAGCCAGAGGTATCGCTTCACTTCTTCCCACGTTGCGATCACTTTAATCTCAGGATACCGAGACGCTACCCCTTCACCGGTGAGGTGATGGAAGACATTCTCTCGTGGTCCGAGAACGATGAGTTCCCGAGTAGGTCGCCCGAACTCCAGTGCCTGGGCTACGCATAGACCGTAGACTAACCCTGATTCGAAGTGCCGTCCGCCACGCGAAGACGATGCGACTGTTGCATCTACGAGCATCTTAGGCTCCGGTACCGTGAGCACTACGATATCTGCGGCGAGAATATCATCGACGTCTGCGACGGCAGTCTCGCGGAGATATTCATCTGTGCATTCTTGCAGGGTGACGTTATGCGGAACTTTCTCATCCGCCCAGCGTGAGGTGCATTCAATGCCGAGCGTTTGCAGCTCAGCGGCACGCGCTTTCACGCGATCCTTGTCGGAGAACATCGAAGCGATGTACACCTTCATAGTCCCAGCTCCCGAAGCACGTTTGGCTTCTCCAGTTTGATTATGCTAAAACCGGCGATGAGGTGAGCAGCGTTGTAGCCGACCAATCGGGTCTGGTCGACAAAGGCGTAAGGAAATTCAAACTCTTCCTCACGTAGATCGTTTGAATCTGCGGACACGCGGGTGTAGATGGTGACCTTCGCCATCACTCCCCCGCCGTACGTCCCGTCTAACTTAATTCTCAGGACGTCTGGGTTCTCGTTCTCGTTATGATCTTCGTTCATATCCCCTCCTCTGAAGATGTGAATTTGGTCGCCCCGTCGGAAGCAACGCCGACCTTCCAGCCTGCGGGTGGCTGGTGTGCTGCACTTACACCACAGGGCGATATTGTTAACTTATGCGCGCCACTTTGCGATCCCGTCAACTACTTTCATAGTGATGATCGTCCGTTGCCCGTTTGGATACTGAGCCACATGACTGTGAGTCCAACTGCTTGGACCAGCCGTGTAATCCCAATCCTGGGTCAACTTCGAAGACGTTCCGCCTACAAACAGCCCGTGGTAGATTCCAGCGGAGTGAGTGTGCATGGTAGTCGCCTTCCGACCAATCTTAGACAGGTTGTTCGCCGCGCCAAAGGAGCCGTTCGGTCCCCGGTGTCCATGCAAATCATAAGCGACGTCACCTACCAGAGATTTCTCATCTGGCAACAGGAACTTGACTGATCCTTTCTTGAGCCCCGCCTCTCTAACGAAGGCGTACTCCATCAGGTTCACGTTCTTCGGCATCTTCCCCGCGCTAAGTTCTGCGTACATGAACTGTTGCAAGCGAAGAAAGATTTCAGTGTTTGGCGGGTCGACGCGATAGTCGTACTCGCGCAACCATCTCTGTAGCCAGAAGCGATCATGATTCGCATCAGGACAGATCGTCTTAACCCACGGACGAAGGTATCTCTCAATAACCGGACGGGTCTGCTTGAGTTCTTCTTCAACCCTATGCAACCCGCGAAGCCAGCGAGCGTAACTCTCATGAATGGTCTTGTACTTCCGCATGTGCGGATTCACGGAGATGCCTTCCATGATATCGTGGAGATATTGCACCGGAGGGCGCAACGTGTCCAGCATATCTTGCGAGGACTCTACAACGCGCGGGTCCGCGATAGTCCCGTGCAAATCGCCCCATGCGATGGCTGCTACTGGATGCTTCGTCGAGATGACTTTGCCGCCTTCGACTAGGACGTTCAAATCTTGAATGCTGTCGCCACTCTTTCGAGCGGAGACTTGGCGTACCCACCACTCGCCTCGATCATTGACTTCAACTACGAGAAACGAATAGCGGTGATGATGTTCTGCTTTGATGCCTAGTTTCTTTTGCAGATAGTTCATCTGCGTTACAGTACCGGTCGTATAAATCATCTTGACCGGCATATCGGGCGGGGTAGCAATAGACCGCATCTCCACCTTTGCGTGCGGAAAGATCACGCTGCTTGCGCCGCCGTAAGTCTCCAACCCCGAAATCGGATTGTCCTCGGTCGGGAGGATATTCATCGTCCCAGACCACACGAGCCCGGGTGCGAGTTCAATTTTCTTGTCACTGATGTACGGCTTGAGAATTGGGTCAAACCACAGAGTCTGCTCTGCGGGTTTCTTCGTGCCTCGCTTCACGGCGAGTTGCCCGTAGTTGTTCTGGTTGTACGAAAACGTGCCAATCAGCAAAGTTGCATCATAATGTGCAACCATCGCTTGCAAGTTCTCCCAGAAGTCCTTGTGGACGTGCGTATTATTTTGAGCGGAGGTGAGGATGAATCGTTTGATGCTTCCCGCGACCGGCAGACCTGCCTTCTGCTCTGCTGCGCGCTGCTTGCCGCCCGCAAGGGGCTTGCGCCCGATGCCGACCTTGGCGATGTTGCGTCTCACCGAACTTCGGCTGCAGCCGATCTCCCGGCTGACTGCCGAGATGTTCCCTGAATGCTTACCGAAGCTGGCGATAATCTTGTCCCGCAGATCGCTCGTCTGTCCCATGAGTTCTCTCCCTATCTACAGATTACCAACTGTTTCATGTGATGTCAACGTGTCTTTCGTCGTGCCTTGGTGTGTTTTACTCCTGGTATATCGTCCGCCAACCTCTTCAGACTGCCGTCCATTGACTTGAGCAGCACGTCTTGATTTAGAAGACTCGTCTGCATTGTCGGGAAGCAATTCGTAGCCATCTTTTCGATGTGCGCTTCTGCTCCGAGAACTCTGTTCTCTACGAGCGAGAAGAATCTTGTTACCCGCCATACTGCGTAGCAGAGGGTGGGCCAGCCGATGACCTGGAGATGTTGAAAGAACCACTCGTACGGAGGAAGATTATTTGGTATTGTCTGGAGAGCTATCAGGAGCTGGTGCATCATTGGATGTCCCTTTCGATTGTACCCAGGCATGCCCTCCCAGAAAGCCGAATACAGTAGTAGTGAATGCGACGAACGAAGCGTCTAGACCATGAAAAATATGAATCGCTGAGCCGACTGCGAAGATGAACAGCCCGATTCCGACGTGCCCATCTTTATTGAGTTTGCTAAGAATAGAGCTGAATATCATACGTTCCTCCCTACGCCCAAAAACAGAGCGTGCCCATGTCGTGTACCCTGCGGTGCGCCGGTAGAGGCGTGCCGTTACCGTCGTCCTGGCGCGAGTCGATGATCTTCTCTCTGAACCACGCCCGCTGAATGTTATTGAGATCACCCCAGTAGAGCCCGCCTGTGGACTCATCGGGGATGCTGCCGTCATATACGCCTTCCACTGCGTGCAAGAGTTTCACAAAGGCAGGCTCCCACAGAGGGGGAAGATCGAGCGGCGGTAATTCATTCTCTGCCATGAAGCGCGGAACTCCGTCAAGAACCTGTGAAAGGTTCCCCCAGCCAACACGCACCCTATTCATCAAGGTGTGCATGATAAGTACACCAGCTTTATACCCGCCATACGGTTTCCCGAATCGCCATGCCATAGCCACTAATTGGGCTTTCAAAAAATCATCCTGCTTGAGCACGCTTCCTCCGTTTTGCTAAACTGATAGCATCTCTCGTTGCCTGCGGCATAGACTTACCAAAATTTGGGTGATTCATTCCACCACGTAACAGTCCAAAACGTCGCCGCATTTCAGGAGTCCAGATGCGTCTTTGTTCGCCGCAGCCACATTCATCCGTACTCGCTCTGGTACAAGATGACCTGAAGTCCCATACAGGAAAAACCCTCCTCTCCTACTGCGCGACAACGCGCTCACGGCGGTCCTGAGCCGCTTAACGACGGGAGCGTTTACTTTGTATATTTGGTGGGCGCGGCAGGGCTCGAACCTGCAATATCCGCTTGGGACGCCAGATTTACAGTCTGGTTCACTTCCACCTGTGAGTCACGCCCGTGGCTTACTCCGACTGCGGGGTGACCTCATCTACTGGGTCTGGACCGCTAGCCTGTGCTGCCTTGATGCGCGCGGCGTACTGGTTGCGCGTGTGGGCGACTGCGCCGAGTAGTTGGTGCAGAGGCGGCATTTTGCCCGATTCGATCAGCTTCTGGGCTTCCTTACGGATGTCCGACATTGCGACTTTATTAGGCATATGCTCTCCTACTTTCAGAGTAGCACGGGGGCACCTGCTTGTCAAGTGCCCCGCGTGCATTAAAGTTCGTCTGGATTGAACTCCGTCTCTTTGTCCTTGTACTGTCCTGCTCTCTCGCGTGGTCCGAATCCGGTCGCGGGAGTCTCAGGTTCAGCCGCTGCGGGGGCTTTTGCCTTCGCTTCGGCTTGTGCGCGTCGGGCAGCGTCCGAGAAAGACCAGCTCTCTTTCGGCGTTCCGTGCGCGGTGTACAGGGCTTGTTCGTAGTACCAGAGAACGGCTTGCAGTGAGCTGGTTGTCAGCCCCAATTTCTGAGCGACTTCCGAGAACGACTGCTTCATCAGAGAGCGTTCCTGTTGGTTGCGGGGGGCATCGGATGATATCTCGCCATCGTCCGCGACTTCAATCGTGCCCATCCACCGGTTCCAGGTTCGGCTCACCCACATGTCGGCGGTGAAGGCTGTCTCCATGCCGTGCAAGTTCTGGGCGAAGGGTCCGCGCTTTGCTCCCAGGATCATGACTCCAGGTTGCAGGTCGGTCTTCTTGCCCGAGACGTTCTTGTTGTACTCTTTGAGTTCGGTCGTCGGATGATCGCCCATCATCCAGTCAACCGCGCCCTTCTCACCTTTCTCTTCGATGAGACGGTTTATAGACTCGAACGCGTTGCCGTATGCTGCGATTCCGCGTGGACCCCACGACTTACCGGTTGATGGATTAGTGCTCGGAAATTTTCCGTCCTTGGCGTAGTGATCCCACGCTTCCATCGTTGCGGTGAAGTTCCTGTACGGTTTCTGACCGGAACTCAAGACTGCCTCTGCGAACTTAAAGATCGATAACTTTGTATCGTCTTTCAGTTCGGGACGCATCTCTTTTGCGACTGCGTCGTGCTCGTCCATCTGTTCGGTGTACCATGTAGTACCAGAGTTGCTGGTGCCTAGTTGATACCGCGCCTCGTCTTCTGCGAGTGACTTCGCGCGCTCGACCATCTCTGCGGGTTCAGACCCTGGTTGCAGCGCACCGAGATTTCTCTTAGTGTACTTGTTCAGAGCCATAGCGACGTCCAACGTTGAAGGAGTATCCGACCCGACAGTTTTGACGGGTAACGGATTGCTCATCAACTGGACAGTCGATCCCTTCGGACTAACTGTTGTGCGTTCGACGGCAGGCGATCTCAGCTTTTCGAGATCAAAACGATAGCCGCCATCAGCTTCTTCCGTTACTGCGATGGGGTACTGCCGCATCAGGCGTTTCCACGAGCCCTTCGCAGCGTCGGTCATCTTATTCGGAAGATCGCTAAGCACTGCTGTCTTGTCAGACGGCAGTTCCTTCGCTAAGGTTTCAATCTGGGAGGAACCAACTCCCTTGCCTTGCTTCTCAGGATCAACTGTGTGAGATGTAACGCGAACCTCAGTAGAAGGTTCTCCTTCTTTCTCCGAAGGTACATCCATCGCTAGAAGATACCCTGTGCGGTCGTCTGCGGGTCCCGTGACCACCTCATGCACCCCGTTATGACGGTTGACATAGACAGGTTGTGGGATCGGTTCAGGTGCCGGTGCTGCCGCTTGCCGTGCCCGCTCTGCGTCAGCCTTGGCTTGCGCCTCTGCTACCGCTTCGCCCTTCGGACGTGCGCCGAGGTCTTCGAGCGCAGCCTGGACGTTGCCGGGGGTCGCATCGATCTGCTTGTAGCTCCCTCCAGGTTTACCCTGCTCGATGACAACGCTACCGTTAGGTATCTTTGCCGTCGCCATGCGAAGTTGCTGCGCCTGCGCGTCAGTGATTTTATCAGGAATGGAGAAGACGATCTCTTTACCACCCTTAGTCTGGCGATAGCGCGTCCGGATCGCGTTCTCACTAGCGATGATATGCTCGCGTGGACCGATCTGTCCGTTAGCGTCGGTAGGTTTGGGAAGGTCTTTCACGCCTGCAGCTTTTGCCGCATTCGTGACCATCTGATCGTGCTCACCGCTGAGTTCGACCATGCGACCATCGGGTAGCACAAAGGCTGCTTTTCGGGCATCATCGGTCGTGCCGTACTTCGAGACTAGCGAGTCGGAGATCGGAGTTGACTGTGACTCAGTGCCTTTAGCATAAAACCTCTCAGGCAAGAGCGCCGCGCGCTGGTCAACAAAAGAATGTTCGCCACCGTTGCGGACCTTCTCGTTGTTGAAGTAGTGAGACGTCTGTCCCCTAGTCTCAGTCGTGAGAGCGGGAATCGCATCCTTGCTATAGGACTGGGCGTGACGCTGATAGGCATTTTCTTCACCCTGCTGGCTGAAGTCATTGTCCCCCGCGACGTGTCCCATAACATCATGCACTGCGCGGAACAGAGTGTTGTAAGACACCCCTGTCTCGGGATCAATGCCTGACAATGGATGATCGGCAGGCGGCTTTCCGCCGTCCCAGACTTTAATCCGCTTGTTATTCTTTACGTCTTCAGACATCTCCTGGTAAGCAGGTTTCGAGGAGTCTAACCCATACGGGTCTTGGCTCTCAACTTGTAACCGGTATCCTGCTTTCTCAAGAGCGTGCCATTGGTCCTTTGTCTCCTTAATGAGAGCGCTGTAAGCCTTCTTCACCTTTGGATTGTTCGGACTATGCTTCAGCTTGTCATATTCGTCCGCGATCTTATCTGCGGTTCGAGGGTCGACAGGCGTCTTCACGGAGGACACTTCGGGCTTTCCCTGTGACGCGTTGTAATCATTCACCACGTTGTTAACGGAGGGCACTTCACCCGTTCCGCCAGTAGGGATGAGTTCGTTCCGTCCGAGATGATAGATCGCCTTTTGATTTGCGGCTTGCCCTGCGCTAACCGCTTCGCCTCTGTCACCGTATAGCTTGGCGACATCGAGAACGTGCTTCCCTGTGTCGGTATCTTTCCAGGTGCCGACCGCATGATTTGGTTGTGACAGAACATCTTTGTTCTGGTCCTTGAACGCTTGAAGCGCATCAGGGGTGAGGTTATCCAATTGTTGCGTACGACCAGGATATGCCGCGACCGAGTATGTATTCTGTCCTGCTAGGTTCTGACCCTCTGGTGTGAAAGTAGACCCGCCGTTCGCTTCGTGCGCCGCGACCTGAGTTTCCTCGGGCGTAGCTGGCGCTACCGCTGGTGCGGGCTTCGCGCCGCCTAGACGCTTTACGGGCTTCTTGATGTTGCGCCCGACCGCGCCTTGCTCGCCTGCGTCTTTGTACGCCTTGATGATGTTAGTCATCTGGTCGCGCAAAGTCGTAGGCAGTTCCTTGATGCTGTCGACTACTCGCCCGTGTTGCGACTTAAGCCAATCGACAACCTTGCCGAAGGTACTGCCGAACTCAGGATCGAACATCACATGGTTGAGTAGCTTCTCCATCCCCCACTTAGCGGCGATACCGCTGCCAAGGATATGCGGGATAAGAGCTGACACGAGATACTCGCCTGCGTACTTGCCCCAAGATTGGAATTGCTCGGGAAGCGTCGGGTCTTTGACTGTGTCGAACAGCTTGGCAACGTTCTGCCAGTTGTTGTATCCGTCTGTACCAAGTAGACGCTGAAACGCATCGGGGGATTGACCGCGTCGAAGCTGACGATTGTTCATCGACACTTCGATCTGGCGCATCTGATTGCCGGTGAGGTTCCCTTTTGTCAGGGGACCACGCAGACCCATCGCAATCTCTTTCATGCGCTCAGAGTCCGCCCACAGCTTCCTGACCGAGTCGTACTCCGCTGGGGAGACTTCATCCGAGTGCTGCTTGAACCAGTTATCCATTGCCTTCTCAGCTTTGGGTAGACCAGTCTTGATCGCTTCCTCGCGCACGGCTGCGTCCTGGCTCCGCGCATTCGCCTGTTCGGTCTGAACGTCAGAGCGCAATTCGTTGTACGTCTGCGGACGATCCGGTACGGCAACTTCGTTGAGATCAGCTACCGCATGCGGCATCTGCTGATCTTTCGGAACCTGCGCATTATAGTCGTCGATATTCTTATTGTGACGGTCGACGAGGTCCTTGTAATCCTGGTGTGCCTCATCACGCTTCGCCTCCCACGCCGCTTGCTCGCGCTGAGAGATTTCATCTGCCTTGCGGAACGTCGTATTCTGCGCAGTCCGCTGCATCTCCTGCCACGCCTCATCGGGGGACGTGAACTTAGACGTCTGTTGTGTGCCGGTGATCCCCTCTTCAGGAGTCTCTCCGTTGACGATAGCCTCGTGCTGAGCGATGCGGTCCTCCGCGACTTGACCGACAGTTGACACTGCCTGTCTAGTTGCTGCGGGCGCAGTTCGCTCTTTGCCGAAGGTAGTCTCTGCGCCTGGGGTAGTGAACGTATCCGCTACGCGCTGAAGGATGCTTGGCTTCTGTCCTTCGAGAGTCGCCGCTGACTTCGCCGTGATCGGGGCTTCTACACCCGCTGTAGTGCGGATCGTAGGTCGCAGGGCATTCGCTTCGCCCGCAACCGTACCAGTTTGAGTAGAGGTGCGCGGACCCTCGCCGCCTGCTTCGGGACCGACCGTCGCGGGAGTTTCCACTTTCGCTTTCGGTTCGCCCTTGAATCCCTCACGCACGGCGCTCTGCGCCATGTACGTGCCCGCGATAACCTGAGTGATCGCGTGCGACTTGTCGTAATCCGACATCTTGTCCCAGTTGTCTTTCAACTGGTCGAGTTGAGACACTACGCCTGCAGACATCTGGAGCCCGAATCCCTTGGACATTAACTTCTCTGCCCAGGGCTTAAAGGCGCTCGCAGATACCTTGCTGGCTTGGCTAACTAACCCTTTCGCGAGGAAGGGCCAATTTGTCGGGTCGCCTAGAATCTGACCTCCGAGGTTAGCCACGCCACCGGTGACACCCGCCGTGACGGGGGCTTCGGTCTGGAACTTCTGGCGCAGGTACTCGCTCTCAAGACCCTTCGCGTACGCCGGAATAGCCGTGCGTTTATCGTTCAGGTCTTCGTTCATCATGTCGTCTGCTGCGGCGATGAAGCTGTTGACTTTGTTCTCCGCGATGTTTCCGAGTTCTCGACCGGACTGCTGGAACTTATCGAGTATGTGAGTCTTCAGCCCCTGCATCGGAGCGACGGCTGCTTGCGGCACAGCCTGTCCGAGCGTCTCGTACGCTTCGCGCTTCCACCGGTCTAAAGTTGATTCCACGGGGGGAGGAGTCACAGTCGAGGAAGCAGCGGTAGAGGGTTGCTCAGCCGCTGCCTGTTCGAGAATGCTTCCGCCCTGAGTCGCACCTGTCGGCGCAGCGGTTGGAGTCGCAGGGGTAGCCTGCGGAGTCGATTGATCTTTAGCTGCGTCGTCGAGGATACCCATTGTGTTCTCCTATTCGGACCATCCGTTGCGCTTCATCAGCTCGCGGGCGGCAGGAATATTTCCACCTGATGCCTGAAGGAACTGCTTCGCAACGTTCTTATCTGTCAACTGCGTCAACTGGTGGTTATTCCAGCCGCGAGGAAGTTTCGCGGTATACGCTGCTGATTGACTCGGGACTCCCAACTTTTGCAACGTCTTCTGTGAATCAGGAGACAGCAGGTTGTTGAAGTTTCGTCCCATGTTATTCGTGTACGCCTTACCGAGCGCTGCGAGACGGACGTCAGCCGTTTCCGCCAACTGCTTCAGGGTAGCGTTCATGCGGTTGATTGGCAAGGTGTCGTTTATGATGGCTCGCATCGCTTGAGCATCTTCAGACTTAGTTGCAAATCCAGCCGCGAGGAAGTTCTCAATCTCATGCTTAACTGGTTCGAGAGATGCGGAATACGCTGCCCAATCTGCGTCATCCGTCAATTTCGATCCGATTTCCTTCATGGTCATGTTGAGGATGGGCTGATGGTATAGACCCATGAACTTATCCGCTACGCGTTGCTGTGCTGCCAGCGCCGCTCCTGTGTGACCGATAAATCCGTCAAACGAGACAAGCTGCTTGCCGGTCGGGGTCTTCTGCCCGCCCGTATAATCCTTCCACATGTTGGCTTGCGATTCGAGAGCCGACTCACTGTAGTTCGTCGTATCCAAACCGAGGTTGGCGGCTGCGTCGTGCATCGCGTTGACCGCGTTGCTACGGGCGTTACCGCGCATCGAAGCGACCTTCGTGATGTCATTGACGTCGCCCTCAATCGTGTTCTGGGCTGTCTTCTGCATCTGCGACGGATCGCCGTTTGCCAGGAGGTTCCGTTCGTTGATCTGGTTGGTCTGGTTCTGCGCAGTCAGAACACGATTGCGAAGGTCTTCACCTTGCTGCATGTTCAGATTGTAGTGACCCTGCGCGTCTTTCTTTGCGCCCGCGTGGATCGCGTCCTTCGTCTCCTGTGGAATGTTAGATGCATCTGCGGCTGTGAGCAGAGCCGCGACTGTGTCATCCGGCATTGGTGCCTTCGGACCCATCCCGCCTTCCTTGGCGAGTGCTTCCTTGCGAGTCTTGTCGTTCACGAGCGTCTGAACTTGTTCGTTCGTGATCCCCATGTCTTTGAGGATCAGTGCCCCGCCGCCTGTGCCTGCGAGACGCTGCAGTGCTGCGACTGGGTCGCCGCCTTGACCGATTGCATTCTCAACGTCATTCACAGCGTTGAGAACTTGCTTACCGCCCTTCGGGTCGCGTGCGAGCGCCGAGAGGTCGGGGGCGTTCTTCATGCCGGGGATTTGATCTTTGATATTCTCAAAATACGCTTCCACCTGATTCAGAGAATTCAACTGGTGCGTATCCGCGACATACCGGTTCAATGGAATCTTAAGATTCCCTCCGGTAGCCTGATAAGCGTTTGCGTATGCGGGCTTGAACTTCGCCATCGCAGCCGCCTGATCTTCGCTCATCTTGATCGTGACGTTCGGGTTGAGCACGGCGTAAGTCGGCTCTGGCTCCATCTCGCCATTCGGACCACGGACGTCCTGATATCCATCGACAATGGCGAGTGTGTTCGACCAGTTGCCCTTCAGCTTAGCCAGCGCTTCCTGATAAGTCAACCCGCGACCCTGAATTGCTTTCTTGGTCGGATCATTGACATCAGTGCCGGTGAGATTCTTGTCAAAGTCTCCAGCGTCCGCGAGGATGCCTTTGTTGTTATTATCAGCGGTCGAGGCGAGTTCCTGGTGCTGCATATGCGTCATCGCAATCTGCTGATGCATCAGGTCCATGTTATTCTTCATGACCATCTGGCGGCGCGAGGTGTCTTCGTCTGCGGTCGCCTGTAACTGTGCGACACGTTCCTGCACCGGCTTCTGTCCTGCGACAAAGCCTTCCTGCGCTGCCTTCAGAGGATCGTGGCGACCTTCTGCGTCTCTTGCGCCCATGCCGCCGAACATTCCGGCGATAGCTCCTGCCAGGATGCTCTTGCCGAGTTGACCCTTCGACTGTTGGACCGGTTCGCGAGTTGTCGCGCCCGTCACTGGGTCAGTACGGTTGATGAACTGTGTACCGCCGCCGAGAGTCTTCAACACGCCTTCAAAAATAGACGCGTGCAGACCACGAGGTGTGGGCTGCTGTGTCGCAGGCTGTGCGGGGCGGGGCTGTTGCGCCGGGGTCGATGGCTGAGCAGGCGCGGTGGGTTGCGCGGGAGTCGTCGGCTGTGCGCTAGGCGTAGGGGTAGGAGTAGGGTTAGGAGTAATCTGTCCCGACACGTCTTGCGTGGTCGTCGGTGCGCCGCCCATAGCGTTTGGCTTCTGCGGTGCGTTCGTGGTCACTGTAGGTTCGGACATTAAAACTCCTTTTTTAGATGCCTGTTGGAAACGGGGAACTACCGAATTGTCCTGTCATGTTAGGGGCAGGCATTGCACTCGGAGTGGGTTGACCACTGCCCACGAAAGGGGCTGCGCCGTACGTCCCTGAATCGGACGCGGGAAGCCCTCCACCACCTATACCACTTGTCAGTCCGCCTGTCAACATGCTGGATGCGCCGCCGATTGCCGCCGTGACCATCGGTTGCCACCAATTCGATTGAGTGTCCATTTCTTTCTGGACGTTCGTAGCGGTATTTGCCGCCGCGTTAACCTGTCCTTCGGATGAGGTCGCAGGATTAAACACGTTGGGCAACTGCATCTCTTGCCCGACCGCTGCTTCGTAATTCTTATTGCCCTGCTCAAAATTCTCAGTTTGAATCTGATTCTCAGTCGTCGCGGTCTGTTCTGCTGCTGCTGTCTTAGCCGCGAGAATCGCCGCCTGTGTCCCGCCTGCCGGTTCGACCGCGTTGCCGCCGCCAAGTGCCGCCGCGCTCGTCGCCGCTGCGCCGCCGAGGTTACGCGCCATCGTCGCGCCCGCCTGGACTGCCGCTGCGTTCTTGGCATTAAGCTCAGCCGCGCCAAAGCCCGCCTGACTAGGTCCGCCCGTTACAACCTGTTGAATTCCGCTGATCAGGTTATTGAAGACAGTGCTGGCTGCACCGAAGACTGATGAGGCTTCGCTCTGGGCGGAACTCAGAGCACCTTTGACCGTATTGTTTAGAGCCTTAAGCCCGCTACTGACGCACATGTGATATCCTTTACACTGCGAGTAAAAACTCGCTGCCGCTCTGCTTCATCTTCAGTACTTCTGTTAGGAACGTTGCCAATTTCTTGTGGTCTGATTGAACGATGATCTCGGTGAACCCATTCGCTCGCGCCATCTTCACCGCGTCACGCATGCCAAAGACAAGCGCACGAGCATTGCGATGATTGTCTGCTTCATCATTCCAGACACAACAGATACGCAGCGTCTTGGTAAATCGAACGAAGATAATCGGACCTTGGGAGTCCTCTACTACCGTGCACACCTTGGGGATTTTATGCTGGGGATTTTCGCTCAGCGAGTCTTGGATAAAGTCATCGACCGACCATTCTCCTGGATGAAAGGTGTCCGAGTCAATCGCCGCTTGCAACGCAGGGTGATCCTGCTCGATCAAGGCTCGTGTCTTCATGTTAGTTCTTCACATAGACGCCGTTCGCGTCCACCGTTTGAGCTGCGCTGTTGCTGATCTGCCACGCTACGGCGCTCGATGCTGCCGGGAGAGTAGACGAGAAGTTGATGTTCAGTCCTTCTGCCGCGCCCAGCGCGAACACGTAAGAGTTCGTGCCGTCAGAGATTGTGACAAGCGTCGCAGTTCCCTCATTCGTTAGATTGAGAGTGACGATATCGTTAAAGCCGGTGCCCGCTGCGATGAGGGAAGACAGTGATGCTGATGTCGACTGGACCGAGAAGACGCCTAGCTGTGTGCGTGCGCCGTTCAACAGAACGATCTGTCGACCGGTCGCATCCGTCTTAATCGTACGAAGATCAGTGCCGTCACTACCCGCGACTTGCACTGATGCTGCCGGGACTGCGGAGCCAGTCGCCCCAGAAGTTGTCGATGCCGTTGCTTCGGTTACGTGGACGTTGCCATTGGAGTCAATCTCTGCTAGCTGAGACGATACAGTCGCGTCCCTCAAAATGATACTCATGGATAGCTCCTATGCCATAATAATGGCTGTTACTTGATACTGTCCCCACGTCCCCGATGGCGCAAATGCTAGAACGTCAAACCCGACGCCCGGGACGATGTTACCCGCGTAAACGGTCAAGCCCTCGACCACCGCATCATCAGGGTCCTCATGATCTGGAGTGACCCCGGCGAAAGTCATTACGATAACGCTCTGGGGGTTAATCCAACTCAACCCCGCGATAGTGCTGCTCGCTGTTGAATCTTCAGGTCCATCTGGATTGAAGAACGTGACGGACGTTGTCAACTTAACCGGCGAAGCAGGAAAAGTTTCTCTATTCACGCGCACCCCACCGAGCGGCTGCACCAAGTTTACCTGCGGTAGACGCTTTCAATCTCTGCTCAGGTGATTGAAATCTTCTTTTAGCAGATTCGCTTTGTTTCCGTCGCGTCTCTTCTGATGCCCTTTTACCTGTGTTTGCTTGACTCAGATGACGTCGATGCTCTACGCTTCTGGGCACTGTCTTAGTCCCGTCTTCGCGCAGCCAAAGGTATGTGTAGAACTCCATGCGTGCTCCTAACTCTCAAGCGGTACGTAGATCACAGTGACCACTCCCCCGCCTACGCCCGTAGTTGGCGACGGGTTTACTACCGTGAAGTATGTGTTGACAGTCTGTGGGGTATCTGCATTTGCCCCGATTCGATTTTGCCACTCATAAGAGAACGGCTCTACGTCAAACGTCACGTCTGTTATGAAACCCTCGATAGCAGCGAAGCTCACTGCGAAGTCGGTCGGGCGCGCGATGTCTTGAGTTCGCGACGTCGGGTTCGAGTACATCCGAACTTCGACGGGCTGACTGCTGTTGAGTTGGAGTAGCTGGAATGATTCACTCAACTTCAACGTTAGCGTAAACGTTCCTGCCGGTGACAGCGGGGGGAAGTTAAAAAAAGCTGTGAGTGGCAAGAGAGTTGTCGGCGCGGCTGGCGTTACAGTGCCGCCGCCCGAAGATGTGGTCGTGGTGTTATTGACTGTGGTAGTCGCGCCGCCGCCAGCACCCTGTTGATTGGGCAGTGGGATGACGCGCATCACAGGGTTTTTACCAGTCATATTCCACTGGCGGATCGTATCAACTGTTGTCGAGAACGGCGGCAGCGGACAGCGAAGGTAGGGGTTCAGACCCGACGCGATATCGGACGCGGGCAACGCTGGGGCAGTCGGGGGATTTTCTATTCCCTCAAAGCCAGGAAGACTCTGCGTCCTTAGCATAGAACTAAGAGGCGGCATCTGTACCTTCCCTTTCTTTATTATACTCAGTACGTGCCCCCGAGCGCAAGGATAAAAGTTTCGTCCTAAAGCGCGCTCGGAGGTGTACTTTGTACATTACTGTTCGACTTCGTACGCACCGAAGATTGTCAGTGCTTGAAGTTCGTTCTGGGCGGCTTCTGCGGGGAACTGCACCAAAATCTGCAGGTCCATGCAATAAGCTGAGACGTCCTCGTTCTGGTCAAGATAAAACCTTTGACGGTAGAACGATTTGCTCTCAGGCAATCCAGGTGGATCACTCACCGACCGCTTAAGGATATCGAAGCTGCCCTGGAAGTACGGGAGAGCTTCATTCAAGATGACACCCATGATAAGCGGTGATCCTGTCCTCACACAGACCGTGGTGATGTGCGCGATCTTGGCGATCTGGCCAGGGTTCGCGAGAACGATAGACCCGATCACTGCAAACGCGCTATACTTCGTGCCGGTTGACCCGCTCAAGCCGTCATCCGTTGTCGCATTGATATCTCGGGATAGGATGTCTCCATCCGTAACCGTCTGTCCAATGAGCAACTGATGAACGCCCGGGCTAGTCTCAATGCTGGCAATAGCGCCACAGGTTCCCTGGATCGTAGCGAAGGGGCTCCACGACACGCTACCCTGTTCGGGCGCGGGTGTGTAGATCATTCTATACCATCCGTTGACTCCGTCTGCGATATACCAGCCGGTATCTTCACCGTTGACATACCACGCGACGTAAGCCTTCGTGGTATCCCATGACTGACCAGGAGTTCCGTTGTTAAGACGGAATTGGTCACCGATGTTGAATCCGACGTAGTTGAGTCCAGCGCTTGGGTCAAAGATAACGAACTGCTTGTCGGTCGTGAAGAACCCGATAAGTCCGCCATTGATGTCCAATGCGTTGTGACTCCCCAGACCTACTCCGATTAGGTACGGGATGGCTGGAAGGATAGGGCTTCCTGTCGTGCCGTTTCCTGCGATGATGTACACGTCCGACTGGGTGAGTACGATCATGCCGATGGCTGTGGGTACTAGCCGCCTGACTGTTGAGGGGCAGGCTGCGAAGTTCCCCGGTGCGGTTCCGTCGCCGTTACCGATAGGCGCGAGGGGTCCGGTCGTCCAGTGAACGACGTTGCCGACGCTGTACCAAATGCGGTTCAGGTGATACGTGAGGTTGACTGTGCCTGCTACGGGAGGAGTGTTCTCCAAGCCGAGCGGACCTTGAACCAAGTTGTTCAGTTGAACATCCGGAACTGTGTCGACAAATCCGTATTCGAGATACTGTGTCAGCGGAACCGTATACGGTGAGTTGACAAAGCCCGGGATAAGAAGCGGAGTCGAAAACCCATCCACCGAGCGGAAGATTGCCACATAGTCCGCCTGCGGGTCGATAGTCGCCTTGTTCAATCCCGCGCCTGGGGCGAAGGTGACTTGCCCTTTAACGAATGGTCCTGTCGATTGACTGACTGGGCTTAGATTCGAGACAGTCTGGTCAAGCGTGTTGACCAACGCAATCCAGTAAAGGAAACCCTGAACGCTGGTTGCCGTTATCGTATTGCCCGTCTGGGTAAGTGCGGGTACCGCGCCTTCGTTGAGATAAGTCAGCGGAGGATTAGTGTCTGCTGTGATTCCCGTATCCTGTGCGGTTGACCACACGGGGGCGGTCTTTCCTGAAACGCCTGTCTCGTACGCAGCTTCCTGGTTCGAGTTGGAGTCAATGATCCGAGTTCCCGGCAAGGTGTAATCTGTAAAAGCTTGCCACAAGAAATCAGTCACGGGTCCAATGTTATTCCACGTATAAACTTTTGACGTGGAGTTATCTTTTACGCTCGCGCCCCACACGATGACCTGATTGATCGGATCGTAATGTGCGCCGGTTGAAGTGAACGTCGGGAAGACCGGCATTGTCGCGCCGCTCTCGTCCCGTCCGATAGGAAGATTCTGCGATGCCGAAGGTCCCGGGACAAGAAATTGCAAGGTGGATTTGTGCTCGAAGTTGCACCAATCGACTTCACACCCATAAGACCCTGCGGCTGGGAATGACCACGTCGCGGAATCAGTGTTTAATCCCGAAACGTTATTTCCAACCACCCCGGTGTATCCCTGGATGGCGGTCTTATTCCCGATGATATTGTTCCCCGTACCGGATACCAACGTTGCGCCTGTTGAGGTATCGAACGAGAAGAACGCGCCGTCATCATGAACGATGGTGAAGGTATACACGCCTGCTGCCGGGATGAAGACGTTGAAGGTGACGCCCGCTTCCCAGTTCTCGTAGTGACCGCTATCAATAGATGAACCCTGAAGTTCTCCCGCTCCGTTTACCGGAAAGAACTGAGTGTTCTGCAGTACCGCGTTACCCCAATTCAAAGAAGTGGGGGAAATCGCGAAGTCCTGTGCGGGTGCAGGGAATGATTTGTCAAACTGTCCTGCGAAGGAGGGGTTCTTATTCCACCCTCGACTACCTATCGATCCGCTAATTAGGAACGGAACTGTCGGAGGACCTAAGAAAAAGAACTGTTTCACGCCCCCAACGGTAGCGACGATGAAGTCGCCTTGGTTATAGTGCGTGTGTGCGCTCCATGTCAAGGTCGCTGCGAGCTGAATAGAGGTCCAGACAGCCGCGCCGTCATTCTCGATAGAGGGCGGGTTAGTGCCAGCCGTCTTTACCGCAACGCCATAATCCGTGGCGGTTGCGTAGGTTCCTGTGTGAGCGAAAGTCGCCTGAAATCCTGTCGTCGACAATCCTGACGAGAGAACCGTAAGTGTCTTTCCATCAAGGAAGTCAGCCACTGCCAAGTCTTGAACAACCACCGTATCGCCCGCGACCAGCGCAGGAGACTGCACGTCTGTAACGAAGGTTGCTAAGTTAGAGACAATCCCAACCGAGGATATGACGATCTTCTGTTGAGGGGTAGGTGTCGCGTTCCACGTCGGCTCTGTCGCCCCCGTCTTACCTGCGGTTGTTATCTGCCACAGATTGCCGTTCGGGTCTAGGAAAATAGACGCTGGAGAGTAATACGTGTTCGGTGCCCAGGAATTTTCCTGTCCCGCTACAGAGAAAGTCGGAGCGGTAGTTGGGGCTTTGATTCCCCAATTCTCCACACTCGCGCCACCCGTTGAAGGGGTGCCTCGATTCACCCAGACGGTGTTGCCGTCTAAGGTGAGCCCACCTGCGAAGTCATTGCCCGCAACAGGTACAGTCGTATCCCATGTCGGAACACTCGCGCCGGTGATGGCGATGACGGGAGTTGTTCCCGCCTGGATGATATACCCGGGTCCACTCTCAGCCGTAGGTCCCATATCGGGATGATTAAACGCGGCTACAAAGGTGGTCGAAGAGGCGTGGGTGTACGCGTCTTCAAGAATGATCGTCGCGCCGTTCAAGAATGCGTTCGTCTGCATCCCCCAGAGCTGAAATGCCGTGCCGACTGCATAGTCATTCACGTCATTCGTAAGCGTCACAACCAGAGTCAAGGTGTTTTGAGCTACTGTGACCGTGTCGACCTTACCGATGGTGATTCCGATGAATTGCTGGGGGTTGCCCGTCGCTGGATCGATAAGGTACGTGCCGAACGGGTATGTTCCCGCTAGACCATCTGCGCCTTGAAGATTGGTGCTGTCGCCTGCGGCTGTACGCGTGAAGAGAGAAGTCAGCCACTTCTTATTGTCTACTCCGTCGGAGAAGTAAAGCGTGTTGCCGACAGGTTGAGTAAAGGCTTCGCCCGATCCTATCGCTTTTTGAAACTTCAATCCGGTGAAGTAGCCAGCGTCGCCGCCGCGCGTGAGCGCAGGTGCGAAGGGGTTTACACCTCCGGTTAGGGAGTACAGATTCCCCTGATAGGTCGGCGTCGTTGTCTCGTCGATCATAGTGTAGATCGATTCGAGAGTGGTTCCAAAGACGTCACTGGCAGATTTGTTGACTCGGAAATCACTGAACGCATCCGGATTATTGTACCCGTTGGACAGCGCGTGCGTGTGTACCGTGTCGTAGATCGGATTACCGGGACGACGTGCCAAGGTCAACCGATTAGTGACTTCAAGATTCGAGCCCGCGATAAGCGCATCGCCCGATGAGTCAGAATAAAATTTCTCAGCAATGTGGCTGGAAGACGCAGCGCGCAGCGGGGATCGGTTTGTGTTAATACCGTTGAAGAAACGTCCCGTGTAGATCGGGGCGTACTTCGGTTGTTTCTGCGGCTGTCCACCTGCTGCGCCAATCTGACTCATAGTGCTCCTTTATTTCTGTAACATGATTGCTGGCGTGTACGTATTGTTGTTTGCGGCTACCGTCGCTGCGGTCAACGCCCCTAGAGTCGAGGGCATCGCTGCTACTCCCCCTCCACCCGTCGCCAAGTTCGCGGCGTATCCAAAGTTTACAACGCCGTTTCGGTTCACAACGTTCCATGCATTGGACGAACCGCTGTCGTTCATTATCTGTGATAAATCCCAACCCCAAAGTTCTACGTGTGCATCGGATAGAGCCCACGCTAAAATGTACGTCCCAGGATTCGCTGCCCATACCGGACTGAGAGTAAGGTCTACGTCAGTGCTACTGGAGTTCGGAATGTTTTGTGATCCCGTCTGAAACATCAAATTTCCACCGTCACTATACAGCGCGACGTTGACGTTTCCCCCGCCACCCAAGTTGCTGCCACCAGTGAAAGACATCTTGCTGAAGCTCAATGCCATAGCCGTATTGAACCGGTGGAAGTAAACCCTAGAGTTCAGATCGGTGTGCGTGCCAACGTTGAACGAGGAGTTGGTAACGGGTAACTGAAATCCCCCCGCACCAAGCATGTAATCCGCGAGGGCGGCTCCACTAGACGCCGATTCAAAGTTGACATTTCCCCCACCCAAGTCGGTGATAGTGATCGACGAATCGGTTGACTCTAGGTTGAGGCGTTGTTGACTGGCGTTCAGCGTTCCGTTAGTGAGTAAAGAGATTGCCCCAGAGTTAGGATTCACCCAACTTATGACTTGGTTCGGAATCCACGTACCTACGTCAAAGGTCGGTCCACCGATTACCTGCTGAATGTTTGGACCCCAGCACGGCTGACCCACCGCAGAGTAGCCAGTGACTTTGTAATAGCTGTTGACGGGGAGAAGAACGTCATTGCCCCAAACTGATTGCGCGGGGGAAGTGACGACATCTCCGCTCGCATCGAGTTGTATAGTTATCTCAATTCCTGAACAGATATTCCCAACGCTAGGAACCGTCTCATCCTGGCTCAGAAGCATCTTCAGATAACCGTTCACAAGTACGTTACCTTCGCTATCCTGAAAGTGACCGCCGATTAGTTGTACCTTGGTTGCTGGCATTGGAATCCTTCCTAGCTACTCGACCCGCCACCGCTGTGTATAACGGTCATCTGACCGCTCCAGGCGGGCTCACCGAGTGAGCTGAAAGCGTTTACAAAATATACAGAGCCCGCAGGCAAGAGTTGGTCCGTAGCCCAGAGATGAACTGTGCATGATCCCGCACCGTCTAGTGTCGCGTTCGTGAGAGTCGCGAAAACAGAGGGTCCACCCGAAGTGCCAAGCGAGCCATCCGCACTCAGTCGAAACGTCGCCAACCCATTCGCCAGCGGATTACCGCTTGGGTCCTGGAAGGTGAGATGTACTGTCTGGGTTGGCATCAAAAGCTCCTTACATTGCGCGCGCTTGTGTTCCCATCTGCTTCGTCTGTGGGTTCATGTACAGAGCTTCCCAGTTATTGAGGAATATGTTTCGTTCCTCCTCAGTCAGACCTTCCGCTCGGGCGAGGATGCCTGCTTTGAATTTGTTATTTGCGTCAGCGGCGCGCGGATCGTCCGCAAACTGCCACATCAGCGCAAGGAAGCCCCACTCATAGATATACTCCATGAAATCCGGAAGCGGTGCCCAGGTTTGATTCATACTGACGATAGCCGGGGCTGCGTTTTGAATGTGAAGAGAGACAGGGTACGGCTTATCGGGCGCAGAGGCGAGTCGGAAGGTGATGTTACCGTTCGCATCTTCGACGTGAGGTCCGATAAAGTTTGGGCGATTCGCGCTGGACTCCAACGAGAGGTTATTCTTTACTGTCAACTCCCACCACTTAGCGGGTACGAAAACTCCTGAAGTAAGGGTCGGTGTGAGGTCAAGGACAGACGCGTGCTCAATGTGCGAGAAGTTCGGAACAGCGAGCGTATAGTCCTGCGTGGTGACATTGGTAAATGTACCGACCGTATCACTCCCATCCGCGAGGGTGACGTTCGCAGTGAACCCAGAAAACGTGGGCGCTGAACCGATCAGTGACGCGACTTCGATAATCTGTCCGTTTAGAGTAGTCAAAGTTGCGACTGCTGATGGTAACAGAAGGTTGCCAACAGCAAACGTGTTTGCTGCGGTAACCGTCAGAACTCCCCCGCTGATAGAGATTACGGTTGACGTAGCAGAGTTCGGCGTGGGGTTACAGGTGAAGACGAGTTCCTGCGAGTTCCACCACCAGTTCAGAGGCGGACTCAACAGCGTTTGAAGAACCATGTTGGCACTGGTCAACGCAGGCTCTAGCGAATTCCCAATGACAGGGTTGCGCTCAAAGCTGAACCGCTTCGCCCAGTTGATCGTGTCGCGAATTGTTTTCGTTGTCAGTGCCATGATAGCCCTATTCTTTCTTTCTCAAGCGCCCGATGACTTCCCATCCCCAAACGAAAGGTGCAAAGTTCGCAAGCCATCCCCCGAGATAAAGAAGTTCGTCCCCGGGACTATAAGTGGCTTCGCGTAAGTCAATCCAATCCCCGAGGAAATTCAAATGCGTCTCTGATGACATGACCGTGTGAGTATCGTCGAGATATCCACCGTCTTTCAAAGCTTCTAAGTCGAACTGGGCTTGAAGAACAGCATCCTTGTCCTTGGATGTCTCGATAGTCTTTTCAATCTTCAGAACGTAGCTAGCGACTTTGTAACTGTTCCACATCACCGGAAACTGATCGTGATTGGCGATAAGTACGGCTTGATTGGAGAGAAGTCCAGCGCCCCAAATTGCGGCGGGCGTAAGTAAAATCCAGAGGGCGGTCTTACGTAAAAATTGAAACATGAGGCTTCCTAAACAGAGCATCCGATTTTCGTCGTACGTCAACATAGTTCCATAATGACACTATATTGACGTTCCTCTGCTCGACGTTTATTACCACGACCACGCGCCGTATGGATTGGCAGGGCTAACTGGGTTCCAGCCCCATCCTGTTTCCATGACATTGCTTGTCGGCACAAATCCGTAGTCGTCTGCTTCTCTGCTCCCCTGGCGCACTGCGGCGTCGAGAGAGTTCATCCAGATTTTGTACTCGTCCTCAAACTTTGCGCGCAGCTTCGAGTCAGGCGAACGCCGATAGCACTGAGCGAAGAACCCGTTCTGGATGTACGTGAAGTAATCGTCTGGGATTGGCTCAAGGAACTGCGATAGCGACGAGAACTTCCGAGGTTTCAACTGTCCGATAGGCGCGATCTGCCACACCGGTCCTGTTTGGCACGGCATCGGATTGATACGAAATCCCTGTCCCTTCGGGTTGACAGCGGTCCACACAACTGATCCATCTGGCACTGTGACAGCAACGGCGGATGGATTTGAGACTGATGGATAGACGTTGTTAGGGTTTTGATTGGTGAGAAATGGGTTGACCGATCCGCATGTGCCGTATGTCGTTAACATCCAGAAGTTGCCGAATGAATCGACGACCTGGGTGATGGGATTCGGAGGGAGCGAGATAGCTCCGAGCGGATTGAGGTACACTGCGCCGGGACCAGGGTTTACTAGTCCAGACAGACTGTCGATAGTGGACTGGCCCCAGACACCGTAAGTCAGCGTCTCATTAGAGAGTGTCTCGATCTTCGCGTAGTTCGTACTGATCGCGTTGGGGCTGGTCAGCAGGATGTCTCGCTTCACTTCAACGATGCAGAAGGGCTTGGGGAATTGAGTAGAGGACGTGTTATACGCGCCGCAACTTTCGAGCCAGCCGAGCGTGATGTAGTTCGCTGCGTAGTCTTGCTGCCAAGAGTTGATGAAGAACGGAACGATGTTGATCCGGTTGAACTTCCAGTTGAACGGAGAGCCGTGGGAACTTCCCGCCAGCATCGCGGTCATGCAGTCATTGATCGCAGAGGTCGCTACGATCTCGTACGACCCACCTACGGGTAGCGTGGGCGCAAGATCACCCAGCGAGCGGGTGATATCTACCAGATTTTGAAGCGTGTACGATGAGTTGCCCATGAGTCTCCCTATGAAAATAAAGGGCAGATCGGTTGCCCGTCTGCCCTTGATGTTTTACCTCAATGTAGTTGAGGCGATGCTCTCTCGATACTTGTCTGCGGCGTCAACCATACGTCCGGATTCCACATCAAACGTGGAGAAGCGGCACTGTACGGAGCCTGACATGGAGTTGTTCGTCTCGAACATTGTTGCGCGAGTGTACTCTTCGACTGCGCGGTCGAAACGTGGCTTATCGAACTGTCCGTCCTGCGGAGCCGTGTTACGCCCCTTCGCGTCAAAGAAGAAGTTCTTCTCGACCGGAGGTGCCCACGTCTTGCCGCATCGAAGACAACGAACCCAGATATCGCCGTTAATCATCTGGTGCTTCATGATGGCGTATTGGACGTTGTTGCCGCCCGTGGTCAGCACTCGCATGTCGCGAGGTGTGACAATCCCGCCCTTCTTGTGTGTGCAGATTCTGTACCGATACGCGTCGGTCGCGTCTTGCTGGGCGAAGGTCCTGCCTTGCTGTTCGCGATCTTCTTGGGTCTGTTTCTCTGAGATATCTCGATCAGCTAGTCGAGCCCTCAAGTCCTTGATGTGATATTCGCGTTCCTGCTTTTCAAGCAGCTTCGCTTCGAGTTCCGCTTTCTTGAGTTCGAGAGACAACATCCTCTCTTGCAACTCAATCTGTTTGATCTGATCTTCCACCGGTACTGCCGTTGCGGGCGGGATCGCAGTTGTGCTCGTTTCCTTCATGACTTCCTCCTAATCATCCAGTCTGCTGCCCTGGTTGCGAAAGTTCTGCAACGTGGCATTGTATCTGTGGAACGCCTCAGTCGTTGCAGGCTTTCCGAAAACTTCATTCGCCTTCTTCTCTGTGATCACTCCCTTGAGGATCAACTGAAGGAGACAGGTGCGCCACCCACGATATTTCTCAGTAGTAGGCACGCCGTGTTCATCAAACCGCATCACGGTTAACTCAGGCATAAACCCATGCTGTACCCAGCATCCGACTTCGGCGGGCAAATCTTCTCGCTGAACTACCAGCGTGATCTTCCCCGGTTGAGGGTGCCTACGATACCAGCACTTCACGCCCGCGCGTTGAAGCGAGAGGATGAAGGTAGAGCTATGTTTGACCTGCCCCACGCGTGCGCCAGCGTCGGCGTACTCATCAGGGGTGACGAACTGATACTCTTGCGCGGTCTTGTCGTTAAACTCTTTGCGTTCTGCAAGAGTCTCTAACGACTCGTTAGACGGCGACGCATCGCTCACCCGCCCCGCGTACTCCGCGATGGCTTCGAGCAGCGCAGGGTCGTCCTGCTGTAAATCTTGTGCGTAGGATTCCCAGGGAGCGATCTCCGCGTTACGTGTACCCTGGTGCCGTGCAATCTCTTCAGGGGTAAGCGTGCCTGCGACGGCTGTCGGTGCAGACGCTTCCCAGCGGTCAAAATATTCTTGATTTGTGCTCAAGGCTCCTCCAAATTGTCGGCTCCCAACTAGAGGAGCCTTTGCACTTCTGATGCGTGATTATCGGTACATGT